TTACCCATATCCTGATGCAAGGGACATTTGGTGATCCAAATTGGGGCGACTTAAGTAAAATGTCTTGGTCTGGATCTACTTCAGCGCCTATTTCAGATTATTACGATATTCAGTCTGCGGATATTGGTAGTCAAATTCCAACTGGCTTTTATTTGCGTGAAGACGGAAATATGCTTTTTACAAATGACTCAAATGAAACTATTCGACGTTGGGATTTAAGCACATCTTTTAATTTAACCACAGCAAGTTACAATAACTCTCTTGGGGGTTTTACTAGTTATGACAACCAAGGCACAGGAATTTATTTTAAACCCGATGGTACTAGTGTTTATATGATTGGTAATCAAAACAACAAAATTTATCGCAGGCCGTTATCTTCGGCTTGGACTACTATGGTAAGTTCAGGAAATCCTGATGCAAGCTCCAGTTTAACGAGCACAAATAAACGAGGTCTTTACTTTCGTTCAGATGGTAAAAAGTTTTATTTTACAAGCAATCAACAAACAAACGCAAATACAACCGTCAATGTAATATACGAGTATACATGTAATACTGCTTGGAGCATTACGGACACCATTACGAGTTCTGGTAGTTTTAATCAAAGTTTTACACACGGTAATGGTGCCTATGAACGTTATGAATCGATAGATTTTAGTACAGATGGAACCAAGGTTTATGTTATTCGCTCTGTTCCTAGTTCACCAAATATTTTAATGAAATATAATTTAGCAAATGCTTGGGACATAACCTCCGCTCAAACCCCCGCTCAAACCCTCTCAATGCCAACAGCTTTAACTAATTCTTTGTTTGTTCGTTTAAGAAAAAACGGTACGTCTGCTTTTTTAGTGGATGCTCAAAACAATGGGAATATTTTTAGAATTGGGTACTCATAATGCCGTTAACCAAATTACAATTTAAACCTGGAGTTAATAAGGAAACCACTTCTTACGCAAATGAGGGAGGTTGGTTTGATGTTGATAAAGTTAGGTTTAGATTTGGTATGCCTGAAAAAATAGGCGGATGGGTAAAAAGATCTTCCGATTCTTTTCTTGGAACATGTCGTGCATTACATCCTTGGATGACCTTATCTCTTGATAAATTTATAGGCGTTGGCACCAGTTTAAAGTATTATATAGATCAGGGCGGTGGTCTTGTAGACATAACTCCTTTACGGAGAACAACTTCTGCGGGTAGCACAACTTTTGCAGCGACTAACGGAGATGCCACAATTACAGTTACAGAAGCTTCTCATGGGGCTGTTGCCAATGATTTTGTAACTTTTAGTGCTGCCGCCTCTTTAGGCGGAAATATCACTGCTGCTGTATTAAATCAAGAATACCAAGTCGCTACTATAGTTAATGATAATAACTATACTATTGAGGCTCGTGCTGTGGCAAATGTTGGCGATATTACGGTCAACGGACAATATACTCCAATTCCTGTTTTAGCTAACTCATCTGATACAGGAAATGGTGGTTCCTCTGTAGTAGCTAATTACCAAGTAAATGTTGGTTTGGACACTACTGTTTTTAGTAATGGTTGGAGCGCGGGTACTTGGGGCCGTCAAGGTTGGGGTCAGGCTGCGGATGTTACTGTACTCACTGATACATTGCGTATTTGGTCACACGATAATTTTGGAGAAGATTTATTATTAAATGTTCGTGATGGAGGTGTGTTTTATTGGGATGCATCTGTGGGACTTGGAACACGCGCTACAAATTTAACAAATTTAGCGGGGGCAACTTCCACACCAACTATAGTAAAGCAAATCATGGTTTCTGACAGAGATCGTCACATTATTGCTTTTGGTTGCGATACAGAAGCCAACCCTGGCGTTCAAGATCCGTTAGCCATAAGATTTTCCTCTCAAGAATCTCTAACACAATGGGCAACTACTTCAGAAAATACAGCGGGAGAATTGCGGCTAGGTTCAGGCTCAGAGATCATAACAGCCGTAGAAACCCGTCAACAAATTCTAGTATTTACGGACGAATCTCTTTATTCTATGCAATTTCTTGGCCCACCATTTACATTTGGTATAAGTTTAATTTCAGAGAACACTACAATAAAAAGTCCTTTATCTTCTATTGCTGTTGCGGATAGTGTTTTTTGGATGGGGCAAAATGAGTTTTTTGTTTACGATGGTACAGTCAGAAGGCTTCCATGCACCGTTCGAGGTCATGTCTTTAATGATTTTAACAACTCACAATCAGAAAAAGTAGTAGCGGCATTAAATAGTAAACATTCAGAAATTTGGTGGTTTTATCCTTCTGCATCAAGTCAAAACATAGATAAATATGTTGTTTTTAATTACATAGAAAATGTTTGGTACTATGGTATTCTTGGTCGTACAGCTTGGATAGATCAAGGTATATATGATGATCCGATTGCTGCTTCTTCAGATGGATATTTATATGAACATGAAACTGGTTTTGATGACGGTTCAACTTCGCCTTCTTCTGCTATAAATGCTTACATAGAATCTAGCCAAATGGATTTAGGGGATGGTCATAACTTTTCTTTTATTTCAAGATTAATACCTGACATTACATTTATAAACTCAAGTGACCCAACTCCTTCAGCTACTATGACGTTAAAAACAAGAAATTTCCCTGGGGGTAATTATCTTCAAACTGTTGATAGTTCTGTTGAGAAGTCTACTTCTGTGCCTGTGGAACAATTTACTACACAAGCACATGTTAGATTAAGAGGCAGAAGCTTTGCACTAAAAATTTCGTCAAACGAAAAAGGTGTTGCTTGGAGATTAGGTTTCCCCCGTATTGAAATACGTCAAGATGGAAGAAAATAATGTCACGAATTACAAACGTACCATATTTTCCTATTCCACCAAAAGGATATGAACAGCAATATTTTGCTGAATTAGTACGTTCATTTTCTGTTTTTTTGGCGCAACAACAGAATCCAGGTGAAGGCAGAAACACAAGTTTAGTTTTAACTAATCTACCACAAGATGATTTTGGTCTTGAGATTGGGACTTTGTTTCAGCATGATGGTTTTGTTAAAATAACCTTAACAAATTCATCGTATGTGCGAGGTTCTGAAGCTGTAGGATCAATAGGAACAGTGACGGTGACAACAACATGATTTTCTTATATATGGAACATGAGGCTCTTTAGTGGACCCCGTATCTTGCGTTATGATGGCAACTGGCGCTTTCAAGGGATTGAAGGCTGCTATTGGTGCAGGTAAAGACCTACAAGATATGACGGGTCAGCTTGCCAATTGGGGCAAGGCGTTCAGTGATTTCACCAACCTTGAAGAGCGAGAAAAAAACCCACCTTTCTGGAAAAAAACATTTCGAGGTTCGGATGAAGAAACTGCTTTAGAAATCTTTGCTAATAAAAAAAAGATGGAACAAATGCGACAAGAAATAAAAGATCATATTTCTTGGAACTATGGGCCTGCTGCTTGGAAAGAAGTCTTAGCTATTGAAGCACAAATGCGTAAACGTAGAAAAGATGAATTATATAAAAAACAGGAGCAGATGGATGCTGTGATTAACTTTTCGATTGGTGCTTTTATCTTTGTATAAGTGGTGGCTTATTGTTTATTGCTTTTTATTTTTTGGTAGATGGCAGGGTAGGTGGTAGATGTGGGTTTTACTTTGGGTTCAATTAGCAACAGCGAGCTACGGTACTTTGAACATTATCATGTTGGAAGTCATCTCAAACAAGAAGGTGTGCGAATTAGCAAAAGAAGAGGCTAAAGTTCTTGTAACAAGCGATAAAATCAAAAGTTGTGTGTATTAAAATAGAACTGTGATTGTAGTTGAGCGGCGCGGAAAATACATAATATATGACAAATCTGGGAAAGTTGTTATAATCACACGGGAAAAAAGAATAGCAATTGCGTATGCGAGGTCAAAGAAATGACAGAGTTTGATAAAGCAGATACCAATAACAACGGTGTTATAGAAAATGCAGAGTGGAATAAAATGGCTTTGGAAGATCGCGATTAGAGATGATTGATCGTGATCTCAAGCGCAATGCAGAACGTAGATTTACTGGTTTTGCTTTGATGGGAATGTTGATTTACCCGTTTATAATATTGCTTGCTTCTGTCCTTGGATTTGACAAAGCGGCAAGTTTAATTACAGATATTGCTAGTGTGTATGTTATAGCGGCTTCTGGAGTAGTCGCAGCTTTTATGGGATTCAATGCTTATAGCGCAAAAGCTGAGAGCAAGAAGACCAGTATACAGATGGAGGATAGTTAATGTTACAGTCTATAATTGGGCCAATAGCAGGTTTAGCGGGTAGTTGGCTTGATGCAAAGTCACAAGCACAAGCTGCTAGTGCAAAGTTAAAACTTACAGAGGCAGAAGCCAAAGCTAAGATAATGCTCAGTAAAGAAACAAGTGTTGCCGATTGGGAACGCATTATGGCTCAAGGCTCTCAGTCGAGTTGGAAAGACGAATGGTTTGTAATTGTCCTGTCAATCCCACTTGTTTTGGCGTTCGTTCCAGGCACTGAGGGTTGGGTAGATAGTGGTTTTGAACAGCTTTCCAAAGCACCTGATTGGTATTTTTATAGCTTGGGTATAGCAATCTCTGCATCGTTTGGTGTCAGAGGCGTACAGAAATTCTTTAAGAGGTAGTTATGAAATACATGAAAGATATTGTAGTATTAGTGCTTGCCGTAGGACTCATGGGTATACTTGGTTTAATTGTTTATGATGAGTTTAAAATGGCGAATGAGCATGGCGGAGAGCTTGATGAAAACATTATAGGTTTATTGCAAATGTCGATGACGGGTGTGATCGGAGTTGTTGGTGGCTATATCGGTGGCAAGTCTAATGGCTGATATGAAAATACCTGTTGCTCTAGTCTTTGCTATGGCTGTGCAATTAGTTGGCTTAGTGTGGTACATAAGCAACATCGTCCATGACATTGAACATCTTCAAGGTCAGGTATCAGCGCAACAAGATATTATTGATTTGTTGAATGATGATGTTAATGACCTTTGGGTATTCTGTACTTTTACAGAGAACAAATGGGCAGAAGCCTACATAGACGATATGGTGTATGAACGTGTTTGTGGAACAAAAGAGGTTGTAAATGAGTGAAGCATTAAAAACATTACAGGAAAAGATAGGATCTTCACCTGACGGTGCGTTTGGTCCTAACACCGCAAAAAAGATTTGCGACCATTATGCTTTGAATCCAGAGCGTGGAGCGCACTTCTTAGGACAGCTTGTACACGAGAGTGGCACGTTTCGTTATACACAAGAAAACCTAAACTATAGCAAAGAGTCTATACTGGCAGTATTTGGTAAGTATTTTAAGTCAGAAAGCGATGCCGAAAGCTGTGCTCGAAACCCACAAGCTCTAGCTGACCGTGTGTACGGTGACAGGATGGGCAATGATGGACAGGGCTATCTGTGGCGTGGTCGAGGATTTTTACAATGCACGGGCAAAAATAACTATTCTCAGTTTGCGGCTGATATGAATTTGTCTGAAGTAATGGAAGATCCTGACTTAGTAGCCACTAAATTTCCTATGGAATCAGCCATCTGGTTCTTTAAAAGAAACAAATTGTGGGATATTTGTGATGAAGGTGTTAATGATGATACGATTAAACGTCTTACTAAACGTATCAACGGTGGTTATAACGGATTAAAGCACAGAAAAGAAGAAACTAAGAAGATTTATGAGTGGCTAAGATAAATTAAGAGTGGCACTTTGAAATTGGAAATAGTATGCTAAAAATATATAAACTGCTTTGGATGTTTTAAAATATGTCTTTTTTTGCAAATTTATTAGGTAATTACATTACTGGTAGACTTCTTGGAGGCAAAAAAGGCGGTAACATTGCTGCTCTTGGAACGGCGGGTTCTGCACTTTTTCAACAAGGGCTTGGTTCAGACGGTTTTAGTTTAGAAAGTTTGTTTGGTGGTGGGAAACAATCAGACCCTGTTACAAAAGCTGTTACTAATATGGTTGATCCAATTGTGCAAAAAGGGTCATCTGGACTTGCTAGTGCGGATGCTACCGCAAAAGCCGTTCAAGCCTCTAATGTTGCTAGAGATATAGCGCCTGTCTTTACTCAAGGCGAAGGAACACTTGGTTTTGCTAAAGCTTTAGTGGATAGTGGTATTATGAGTGAAGGTAAAGTAGCAGATTTTTTAAACACCAAAGCGGGAGAGGGTTTACTTAGCGGTCTTGGGGCTGAAGTATTGTCTATGTTCAATAAAGACGATGAAGGATCAACGCCAGTAAGCAGACCATTTGGTGGTGAAGGAGATGTTAGAATTAATATCCCGAACAAATATGCGGCAGGGTGGTTATATAGATGATCAATATTTTCCAAGGCGTAACGGTGGTATCATGCCATCTGAGGGTTCAGGTCAAAAAGATGACGTTCCTGCTATGCTTATGGCAGGTGAATTTGTATTAACGAAAGACGCTGTAAAAGGTCTCGGTAACGGCGATTCAAATCGCGGCATTGAAAAAGCTTATTCAATGATGAACAAGTTAGAGATAAGGCGGATAATTATGTCTAATGCAGATGAAATAGTAAGTAGACAGGTACAAGAGCAACGCCGCCCAGAATATATTGAACGTTTAGAAAAAGCTTTGCTTGGCGGTATATTCGGAACAGAGGCACAGAAAGATATTTATGATCCAGACGATCCAGAAAAGCTTCTTTACAAAAAGGGAACTATGTATGGTGGTCTTCTTCAAGACCCTAACAAGTTTAATGTTGCACCTTACCTACTAGCAGGTCAAACTGGTCGTGATGCGGAAACAGGAGCGATTACAGGTCTTGGTTTAGAAACGTTTGCTTCTCAAGCTTTAATGCAAGACGCAAATAATGATGGCGTTCCAGATTTTCTTGGCAGGTATCAGCCTTATTTTGAAACAGCGGGAGGAGCCGCTACTGGAGGGATAGAATCTTTTAGTCGTGGTCTTGGATCTTTAGGAGAAGCAAAAACACTTTTCGGTCCTGCGGCACAGTATGTTTCTGGCGGTAGAGGAATGTATGATCCCAATGATTATGTAGAATCTTACATGAATCCATATACTGAAAATGTTATAGACTCAGTTGAAAAAGACATTGAAAGAACTGGAGATGTAGCTCGGAAAAGGGCTGCGGCTCAAGCTGTAGGATCAGGAGCTTTTGGTGGTTCAAGACAGGGAATACAATCAGCAGAAATTGAACGTAATATTCAAGATGCCAAAACAAAAGCTTCATCAGATCTTCGTGCTAGAAATTACGATCAAGCGTTAAAGGCTTCACAAGATGCGTATCAACAGGGAGCAACTAGAGAATTAGAAGCAGGAAGGTTAATGGGTGGCTTGGGTCAATCATTAGGACAAATTGGTTCACAATATGGCAATATAGGTGGTCAGTATGGAACTTTAGCAGGCACAACCGCAGATATTGGTCGTGTGTACTCAGCATTACAGCCTGCGGATCTTGCGTTTATGACAGGTGTGGGTGAAGCAGAACGTGGTTATCGTCAGAAAATGATAGATACAGCAAGACAAGAATATCAACGTCCAACAGAGCAGGCGTTGCTACCATATCAGTTTGCTTACGGTGCGCTTACAGGTACACCTTCAGCGGGAATTTACTCACAAACTCAAGCAAGTTATGCGCCTCCTGCTAACCCATTCCTCTCTGGTCTTGGGGCTTACACAACGCTTCAGGGCATTAACCAACAATAAGAGGGCATAAGATGGCTAAACCTACATTTTCACTCGATCCTTTTAACACAGAATTAATGAAGCGTGGTGTGGGTGGTGTTCCTATGACTAGGAAGGAAGCAGAAATTGCTAAAAGTGGATTTGTTAAAAAAGATAATCCTGCCACTTTAGCAGATAATTTACAAAGAGGTTTAAACAGTTTTATTCAAACAATAAACGCAGGTGGTCTTAGTCAACAAAACCAACCGTATAAAGTAGGTGACTCACCATTATCTAAACAATCATCTGTTGATATAGAACAAGAGAATATTTTTGCGCCAAGACCAGAGATAGATATACAGCCTAGAGTAAACTTTGATGAAATTGCAAAAACCGCAATAAAAGAAAAAAAACAAAATCAACAAGACTTCAGAGATAAAGAAGCTGCTCTCGTAGAGATGCAGGGTGGATTAAAGTCACAGCCAGTTGTAGGTCAAGGACAAGATAATAATCCAAATGCAACGGGTGTAGAGGAAAAAGATCCTGAAGTTCGTGCATTTATGGCAGGAATGGATGAGTTTATAAATTCTGCTAGGGGTGCCGCTCCAGATGCTCCATCTGTGAAAAGTATTGAAGATTATAAAAAAGTTTTTGCAGAAGCTACAGGTTTAGACATTAGCGGTAAACCAGACAAAAGTTCGGCTTTGATGTCTCTTGGTCTTGCGCTTATGCAAAATCGAGCGGGAAGTGGTTTTAACGTAGGAAATATATTAAGAGCAGTTGGTCAGGCGGGTGAAGTTGCTCTTCCTAAACTTGAAGCAGCTAAGAAAGAAGCTAAGGCAACAGCAGCGTCTGCGGGTAAATTTGCTTTAGAAATGAGATCTTCGGATCAAGCTAAAGCTACTGTGGCAAAAGAAAAAGCCATGCAACGTGATGATTATTTTATTATTCCAAAAGTTGGTGGTGGTGTTTCTGGAGATATAGCAGGTATTTTGAGCAATAAAGGTCGTTTGGAAAAATTAAATAAGTATGAATTAGATAGACTCGTTAATAACTCAGAGTTTTCTGATAAATTTACTATTTTACCTGGAGCTACTTATGCAACTGTTGTTGAAGAGGCAATGAAAACAGAAGAAGCTAAAGACATGTATCTCACAAAAAATCCAATAAGTTTTAACTTATTAGGTGAAGGAGATGACAAAGGGGCAGATGTTTTCAACATTCGCTTATATGATGCTGATCCAAATAAAAATCCTAGCGGCAAGCCGATGTTTGGGGGTGGAGATGGCAGTATGCAGTATAGAGCTTTAGGGTTAGCTGCTCGTGATCTTGAGAAAGCTAAACAAAAGTTTTTAGATGCTATGCCATTAGTTGAAGGTACAAACATATTTAGATTTAGTGTTGATAAAATAGATGCGGCTGCTTCTGCATTTGGAGTTAATTTTAGAGAAGGTGCAACTCCTAGTCAAAAATTAAAATTATTTTTAACTAAACTATCAGCACAAAATGCTAAAGAAATCTTAGGAGAAGCGGGAAAAACTATTTCGGACGCAGACCGCGCTCTTGTTAAATCTATTATTGGAGATTTAAATGCTGGATCAACTCCAGATGAGTTGCAAGTAAAGTTAGATGGTCTTTTTAATGATATCATTATTAATAAACAACAAAAAATAACAGACGCAATTTCAACATTAGATTATTACACAGGTAGAAATGTTTCTTCCTTACTTAGTGGCGGCTCTATGTCTGAAGAAGATGAAAAAGAAAGAATAGAAGGCCTTAAAAAATTAGGAATAAACCCTGATGAATAAACAAAATCAATTAATTATTTTAAGAGGCTTACAGTCTGGTTCTTTTAACAAAAATCAACAACTTGAAGCGATTAGATCTTTAAAAAATAATGTTGAAGATAGTGAAATTTCAGATTTAGTTAGCTCTCTATCTTTTTCTACTTTGAATGCTAATAAAGATTTAAAAACGATGGCTGATGAACGTAGAGGCCGTGATAGAGAAAACTTTGATTATACTACTGGCGGAGATGGAAAACTTCGCGCTCTTATGTCTTTTGGAGAGACTGAGGGAGATCGTGAAGCAATATTAAAAAGTCTTGTTGGTGAAGATGGATATGTTCGAGACAAAGGTGGACAACTTGCTTTAACCCCAACTGGTCAAAAAATAAGAGGTATGGATTCAGCAGGTAAAAATATCGTCATTGAGGACGAAGGTTTTTCAATGAGAGATTTTTCTGACTTTGCAGGAATTTTACCAGAAACTGTAGGTTCAATAGCAGGTGCAGTCATAGGTGGTGGGCCTTCTTTTGGTCTTGGTGCTGTAGCGGGTGCGGGTATAGGTGGCGCAGCAGGACAGGCTATTGAAGAATCAATTGAACAATTTCTTGGAGTGCAAACTCAAGGACTTGGTGATGTGGCTAAAGATGTTGCGGTTGAAGGTCTAATTGGAGCAGGTGGTGAAGTATTAGGTGCCGCAGTTATTGGTGCAGGTAGAAGAATTGTAGGTGGTGGTAGAAATCTTGCAGGTAGAGTTACAGGTGCGGGTAGCGCAGAAGAATTAGCTGAAAATAGACTAGCAAGAATGGAGAGCATGGTTGAGAGAGATTATGTACCTTCTATGGAAGCTATGGGTGCTCCAAGATTTTTAGGTTTTGGGCAAAAAGTTCTTGAAAATATAGGAAAAGTAGAAAGCAGAATCCAAAACAATGTGCGAGTAGCATTGTCAGAAAAAGATCAATTTTTACAAGGATTAAAAGGAACAGAAGTAGAAGAATTGGGAGAAACGGCATCTACTTTAACACCTAGAAAATTTGATGAACTTACAAAAATTAGAAACTCTAGTCAGAAAAAAATATTAAAAGCAGTTGATGATAGTATCAATTTACTTACAAAATCTGTAGATTCAAATGTAGACTTAAATGCCTCTACATTAAACGCAATAACTGATGCTTTCGCTAAATTTGGAAATGATACAGTAGATCAGTTTGATGAAGTCGATACAATTTTAAGTCAGATAAAAAGTAAACAAAAAGTATTAGATCCAGAAACAGGTAAACGTGTTCCAATCAGTGGAGATAAAATACCTCTTTTTAATGTAAGTGGTTTAAGATCTCCATTAGATGATTACATGAAAGAGATGAGAAACTTAGCTGATCCCGCAGCGACAGAAATAAATACATTCTTAAAAACCACAAATGCAGAAGGGGCAACATTTAGAGATTTAACTAATTTGAGAAAAAGTATAAATGATAGTTTATATTTTGGTGGTAATGTTTCTACAAAAGCTTTTGGTGTTTTAGAAACCCTTCGTGGCACAATAGATGATATGATGGACACTAGATTAATTGAAAATATGATTGATCCAAATTCTTTAAGAGGTACAGCAGATTTAACAAAATTAAAATTAGCAGCTAAAAAAAGAAAAATAGCAATGGCTAATTATAGAGAAGGTATTCAAAGATTTGAAAAACTTTCCAGACTAAGATTAGTTAGATCTGTTCGTGATTTGCAAAGATTAGATGGTTATGAACCCAAAGCCATATCTGATAGATTTGTTGATAATGTTATTAAGGGAGATTCTCCTGAAACATTAGAAGCAGTTTTAAAAGCAGCAGACAATCCTCAAGAGTTAAAAGATGCATTTGCTCGTAGTTTTTTAAAAGACGCTTTGCAAAAAGGTAAAATTGATGAATTAAATCCTGATAGGTTTAATGGGAGAACTTTTGCTGATAGAGTTAGGAGCCTTGGAACAACAGGTCCAAAACTCTTTGGAAAAGATTGGAAAAAAATTAATGAATTAGCCAATGAGATATCAATTACGAGTGCAAAAACTAATATCACTAAAAATGAAGTAGATAAAATATTAGATTTAAATGGCACTAGCCCAATATCTTTAGGAATGAAAGATCTTTTAGACGCTCAAGTTAATTTAAATAATGCAAACAAAAGAACAATTCTTAAAAAACTAAATGATAATGAATATGAAACTTTTGATGCTGTTGCACAGGCATTAACACAACCTACCCTTAGTCAAAACGAAGTCATAAAAATGATGCGTTTTTTTGATGATAACCCAGAATTTAAACAAAATATGAAAAATGTTGTTCTTCAAGATATTTTGTCTGTTGTTGATGACCAGGTATTTTCAAATTCTAAAAAAGCAGGTGGATTAAAAGAGGTTCTTAAAAAATATAAACGAGGAACTTTAAAACAAATATTAGGTGAAGATACAGAAGCTGCGATACAAGGATTTGCTGATGATTTAATAGATTTAGGTGATGTAGGCAAAGAAGGTGCTATTGCAGCAGGTTCTATTTGGGCAAACTTTTTTAAACATCCTATAAATACACTTACAACCGTTGGTAGGGCTAAAGTTATTTCTAATGCTGTATCAACACCTGAAGCGGCAAAGGCTTTTCTAGCAGCTAGAAGATCAGCAGGAAACGATCCTAAAGCACAAGCGAGAGCAATGTTGGGTGCTCTTAATCAATCTATGGTTGATGAAGGTCTTGATATTGGTGGATCTGCATCAAAAGCGGGTAAAATTTTAAGCGGTGGATTAAGAACAGCAAGTCAAGGAACTAGAGCTATTCGTCAATCATTGCCTAGAGGAGTTGAGCTAGGGTCTTTTCAACAAGCAGAAAAACCCCGAACAAATGTTCCAGTTGTAACTCCTCCCGCTGTTGATTTTAGTTCAATTCCCATTCCTCAAGGACCAACCAGAAGAGCGCCTACTAGACCACTAAGCCCAATAGAACAATTAAGACAAGATGCTTTTAGAAAAGCAAACATTCGACAGAGAGCAAAAGAAAACCCCGCAATAGCATCAACACTCTTGGGGGGTCTTGGTAGCGCAGGTCTTCTTTAGTCCTCTATAACTGCTGAGATTCCCCCGACCATTGCTCTAGCAACTGGTGGTGGAGTCTTTTGAAGACCCTGACTTCTGTATTCTTCATCAACAAGCAAAGACAATTGCTGTGATATGTTTCGTCTTTCTTTATTTGCGATCTGTACGATCTTGTCATAAGTGTCTACATTGACACCTATAGACTTGTATTTAGATGGTTTAGGCACTAGCATAACTCCCACAATGTACTCAAAACCAACATATAATCCCAAACTAAAAAGGTCAAGACCCAAGTATGGTAATAAGAAAACTGTGGTTGATGGGGTAAAGTTTGATTCTAAATGGGAATCACAACGGTATCTTTATTTAAAATCTTTAGAAAAAGCAGAACGAATTAAAAATCTTACTTTGCAACCCAAGTTTCTTATTACTGTGAACGGACAAAAGATTTGTGCATACATAGCAGATTTTGAATATGATAAAGAACATGCAAGCGGTGAGTGGGAACATATTATCGAAGATGCAAAAGGTATGGAAACCCCTGAATTTAAACTAAAAAAGAAGCTTATGAAAGCTGTTCATAATATTGATATCTATCTTTCTAAAAAAAATAGTTGACATAGATCCCATACTTTTCTAAGTTGAAATCTCTAGAACTAAAGAAAGTATTATTATGGACAGTATAAAACTGCTCAGTGAAAGAGATGAACTCAAAGAGCATATTGATATGCTCAGGGGTGAACTCAAGGATCTTGAAGAGCAAATCAAAGACACTTTTTATACCCAGGCTCGTGATGCGTTACGGGCAGACGGTAAAGATTTTGGCACCACACACATGATTGCAGGTAATCAAAAGCTTAAAGCTAAGGTTACTAAAAAGGTCGTGTGGGATCAGAATGAATTAGGCTGTGTATTGGAGGCAATGGCTCCAGAAGACGCACAGCACTATGGGAAGCTTACGATTACAGTTGATGAGCGTAAGTATACAGCAGCACCACCCGCTATCAAATCGTTACTTGAACCTTGCCGTAGCGTTGAAGTTGGTGGATTTACAGTAGAAGTGGATAATTAATATGAGTTTACAAATTATTTCTGCTGAACAGCGTCTTGCGGAAAAGCGTGGTCACAAGGTTGTGGTCTGCGGTGCAAGCGGTGTTGGCAAAACAACCTTGGCTCGAACTCTTGAGCCACACTCGACACTATTTATGGATTTGGAAGCAGGGGATGCAGCAATCGAAGGATATGAGATTGATGTTATTCGCCCTCAAACATGGATAGATTGTCGTGACTTTGCTTGTTATTTAGGAGGTCCAAACCCTTCTTTGGCAGAAGATCAACCATATAGTGGGGCACATTATGAGTATGTGTGTCAGCATTTTGGTGATCCAGAACAGACAATCAATAAGTATGAAACTCTGTTCATTGATTCGATTACGGTTGCAGGGCGATTGTGTTTTCAATGGTGTACGCAGCAACCAGATTCAAGGTCTGATAGAACAGGCAAACTTGATACTCGTGCAGCTTATGGTTTGCATGGGCGCGAAATGATGGGGTGGCTTACACAGCTACAACACATTCGCTCAAAGAATGTAATCTTTGTTGGGATTTTAGATGAAGTTACCGATGATTATGGACGCAAGCAATATGCGTTGCAAATCGAAGGGTCTAAAACTGGCAGAGAATTACCAGGGATCGTAGATGAAGTGATCACGATGGCTGTTATGGCGGGAGACAACGGCCCTTATCGTGCCTTCATCTGCGGTGCCTTAAATGAATGGGGCTATCCTGCAAAGGATCGCTCTGGTAGGCTTGATACACTTGAAGAGCCACATCTTGGTAAACTATTAAATAAAATGAGTGTTGGAGCACCACAGGCGGAAAGGCCACTTAATTTTGTAGATCCAAACACTCAGCATTCTAGCGAAGGAGAATTAGAAAATGCTTAATCTAAATAATGCAAACGTATCAGATGCTCCACAAATGGAGCGAACATTAATTCCTGCGGGTACAGTATGTCGTGCAGTTGTAAATGTTAAACTTGGTGACATGGAAATTCCAGAGTTTGGAACAGGTCAGTGGTTTAAGAAATCTCAAACATCTAAGGCAAAATGGATGGAGTTGGAGTTTACCGTCATTGGCGGTGAGCATGACAAACGTAAGTTCTGGGACAAAATCTTTGTCGATGGCGATAAGATGAGTCCAAACGGCATTCCAGTAACTAAAGAGATTGGTTTGTCCACTCTTAGAATGATTATTGAAAGTGCATTTAATATCGTTCCAACCGATACTTCAGCCGAAGCACAGGCTCGTAGACAGATCTCAGGAGTAAATGACTTGAATGGTATGGAGATTTGCGCTAAAGTTGGAATTGATAAAGGAACAAATGGATATGCGGATAAGAATAAGTTAACCGCAGCCATGACACCTAACCAAAAGGATTTTATCCCTTCTGGTCAAGCGCCAATGTCTCAGACACCTGCTTCAAGTCAGCAGATGGCGCAACCACAGCAACAGGCACAGCCCGTAGCTAGTGGTGCAGTACCAAGTTGGGCTAATCGCTAATCTAGCGGCACAGGTTTACTTCACCTGCTAGACCACCGAAGGGGAGCGGTGGGCCAAATACTCCCCCTCTTTTCTAGACAAATGGAGTCCCCAATATGTTACTGCGCCCTTATCAAGAGGCCGCTGTTAGTGATGCGTGTAAGGCATTAGATAAACACGGTAATACAATTGTTGTAGCACCTACTGGAGCAGGTAAGACAATTATGCTCTCCGCGCTCGTAGGTGAACGCTACAAAGACGGTAAAAAGATTTTGGTGATGCAACACCGCGATGAGCTTGTAGATCAAAACAAGTCCAAGTTTGAACGCATCAACCCATATATTACAACAAGCATTGTGAACGGCACAGTTAAGAATTGGGATGGTAATACAATCTTCTCAATGGTGCAGACAATCTCACGCGAGAGAAACCTAAGAGATCGCCCAAAATTTGATATGGTTGTTGTGGATGAAAGCCACCATGCAGCAGCCGATACATACTTAAAAGTTATTAACGCGGTAAAAGATGACAATCCAAACGCAGAGATTGTTGGCTTTACTGCAACACCGAATCGTGGCGATGGCAAAGGGCTACGCAGCGTTTTCAATAATTGCTCACATCAGATCGAAATCACAACATTGATTCGTGAAGGATTTTTGGTTTCACCTAAATCATACGTCATTGATTGTGGTGTAGGCGAACAGCTTAATAACGTATCTCGTAGGGGTAACGACTTTGACATGGAGCAAGTCGAAGCCATTATGAACCACAAAGTCATCAATGAGAAAGTTGTAACAGAGTGGATAGATCGTGCAGATGGACGTAAGACAGTTGTGTTTTGTAGCACAGTTAAACATGCAGAAGATTTATTAGAATCGTTTATAGAGCATGAGGTTGATGCCAAGCTTGTAACTGGCGAGACACCAAAGGATGAAAGAGCCGAAACACTACATGAGCTTGCCTATGGTGATCTTGAAGTGGTTGTGAACGTGTCAGTATTGACTGAGGGCTTTGACGCTCCTGCCGTGTCTTGTATCGTTCTTATGAGGCCATGTTCACAAAAGGGTACGATGGTTCAAATGATTGGTCGTGGTTTACGCACGATTGATCCAGAAGAGTTCCCTGGCATTGTCAAAACAGATTGTTTGGTTCTTGATTTTGGTACGAGTGTTCTTACGCACGGATCTCTTGAGGACTCAGTTAATCTTGATGATCGTGAAAAAGGTGAGGCACCCTTAAAAGAATGTCCAGAGTGCGAGTCTTTTATTCCTATGGGTTCTCAGGAGTGTCCAATATGTGGACATCTCTTTGAGTCCGAAAAAGAAGAGAAGGAAGAACTATCTGCATTTACAATGACAGAATACGATTTGATGCAAATGTCACCGTTCCGTTGGATTGATTTGTTTGGTGATGGCAGCTTGCGTATGGCGATGGGTTTTGAAGGATTTGTCGGTGTGGCAAACACATCGGGGTTATCTATCTCTTTTGGTAGGACAAAAAGTGGGAGAGTGCAGCTTAAAGTCCTTGCCGTAGGCGGTAGCGCACAGGCTACAGCAGCCGCAGATGATTTCTTGCGCGAAATAGAAGATGGCGGTGCCGCCAAGAAAACAAAGAGATGGCTAGATCAGAGAGCCACAGAGAAACAACGTGAGCATTTACGCAAGCAAGGTATTGAAGTTGGTTTAATGGACTTCTCATGGACTAAATACAGAGCCGCATGCATGCTTAATTTCATGTGGAATAAAACAGTAATTGAACAGGCAGTGGAGAAATACCTATGATACGTTGGGCAGTTTATGATGATGGGCTTAAGAGTTTGGGACAATGGCAAACTTATTGCAGTTCTCCAACATCTGATTTTAAATACATTTTGTCTGATTTGGCGTTATGGTTAAGACATAACGATAAAGAGAGGCAAGAGGATGGCTAGGTTTGAACTCGTTTTATCATTAGCCAAGCGTAATGATGATAACGAATTATATACAGAAGAAACTGATATGTGTGCTTTTGTAAAAACCTCAAAGATTTAGAGGAAATCACAGATACAGCAAACGAAGTTATTAAAGAAGAAATAGGCGAATCAGAGGAAGGAGAAGTTTTGTTCGGGTCAGCAGATGTTATCATAAACAATCTTACAGTTCTTATGCTGCAATACACGAATAGCGAACTTCCAAGAGATGAAATGGATGAAATAATTGATTTATTAACAGAACCACAAGGAGCAATGCATTGATAGAAGAAAGAAAGCCAGTAGAAGAATTGGCGTTTATATTAGAAAAATTCGGATGGGACACCAAGTTTTGTGACCTAACAGAAGATCAAGTCTACACACTTATATTCGGATTACAGGCAGCAAAAGATATATCATCGGAGATTGAAATTGGGAAGCTCGAAGAAAATTACTTTAAGTCAACGGGCACTTGGCCCCCTACAAGTATCCCGTTCTGATCCTGTAATAGAGTCTATAGCAAAAGCTGTAGACCGAGGAATTGTTCGGCTTAATGAGCGAAGAGAGCGGCGGAAGTACCTGGGAGCGTCAAGTATTGGCGATGAGTGCAGCCGTAAAATTCAGTATCGTTACCTAAATTACCCTCAAGATGAGAACTCTGGCTTTAGCGCACAGACATTACGCATCTTTGAGTTCGGTCATGGGATCGAAGATTACGCAGCCAAGTGGATTAAAGATGCAGGCTTTGATCTCAGGACAGAAGACAAGATGGGAGAGCAGTTTGGTTTTTCAATCGCTGATGATGAAATCAAAGGACATATAGATGGGGTTATCTGTGATGGTCCTGTTGATATGGGCTACCCATCTTTGTGGGAAAACAAGTCAGCGAAAGACAGCAAATGGAAAGCTTTTCAACGCATGGGTGTAGCAAAAGCCAATCCCACATATGCAACGCAGATCGCTCTGTATCAGGCTTACATGGATCTAACAGAATGCCCTGCATTGTTTACAGTCGTGAATAAAAATACGTCTGAAATATACTACGAATTAGTTCCTTTTGATAAGGAGTTGGCACAGGCAGCAAGTGATAAGGCAGTAAATATCTTGACTGCATCAAAAGCAGGTGACATTCTACCTCGCATAGCTCAGAGCAAAGATTTTTATCTTTGCAAGTTTTGTGAGTTTAGGGAGACTTGTTGGAAAGATGAATGTAATTAGGGGTCAGCACCGTGTCAATGCTAACCCCTTGAAGTGGTAAATACGAGTATGAGGACAATATAATGTCATTAAGAGTAGTTGGCAATACAATATATGGTAGCAATCAAAAAGATTTAGTCGCTGAGATTACGGAGAAAGTTCCTTCATATGTACAGATCGAAGCACTAAAGAATGCCTACCCAAACGGAAGAGTTGTTCGGAATGAGTTCTATCTTGGCTCATTGTCAGGTGAGGCAGGGCAATCTCTTAAAATAAACATTGATCCATCAAGCCCAAACTTTATGCGCGGCATGGATTTCAATAGTGGTGACGGGATCGGGGGCATATCCAAGATTCTAATGGAGGCTTACAGGTGGAAGATCACTGATGTAGCCGAACATTTCTCTACGTTCTTAGATCGTCCCCAGGCAGAAGCGCCAATTAACCCGATTAACCCGAACAAGTTACAGCAGCCCCAGGAAGAACAACCCGAACAAGTCAAGCAAAAGCGGGTCATTGATATCAATACACCGCACGATGGTGAGTATTTCTACCTATCAACTGATGGGGAAGTCCTCGTAACGGTACGAAGATATATCGAAAGAGATCCAACGGGTGAAATTGTTCGGGATACGGACGGGAATACGAAGAAAGAGTTCCGCCAGTTTCCGCGTTTACCTGAAACCAGACCGCTTTATAACCTCCCTGACATTGCGCAATCAGATCGCGTAATATGGGTAGAGGGTGAGAAGTGCGCAGATGAGCTAACAAAACAAGGATACACAGCTACTTGTACTATCGGTGGTGCAGGGATGTTATCTCGTAATACAAAAGACAAGTTTGATTTCTCTCCATTGCAAGGCAGAGAGCTAATCATATGGCCTGATAATGACGATGCAGGTAAGAAATTAGCTAGGATAGTTCAAGAACTGGCTCAGAATGCAGGTGCAAAATCAATCACCATGCTCGTGCCACCGAAGGGAAAGCCTAAGAAGTGGGATGCCGCAGATGCAATTGAAGAGGGATTTGATATTTCAAACTTTCTCAATGCGCCTACGCATAAGGTTAAAAAGGTATTATCTCTTAAAAACCAGAACTTGCTTATTACTCAGCAGTTTGTTGGTTCGGCTCCAGAGCAGAAGTTTTTGATTGGAGATACAATACCGCTTGGGGTACCAGTGGTGTTTCGCAGCCGCAGGGGATAGTGGTAAAGGCATGATGACGCTTGATCTAGCGATGAAGGTAGCATCGGGCGATGGTATGCAAAGCTCTTTCGGTGGTTTTGTTTCAAATCATGGCACATCAATAATTTTATCAGCAGAAGATGACAAAGATGAGATCCACAGACGGATCAGCAGGCTAGATCCCCTGAACAAACGTTCGGGTTATGAGCATGATTGTATCATTGTGCCGCTGCCGAACGAAGGCGGTGTGTTTCCAATTATGATGAAAGTAGACAATACATACGCAACATCACCAGAATTTGAAAAGATATACGAAGAAATGTTGGAGATTGAAGACCTTGCGTTAGTTGTTATTGATCCAATGGCATCATTTGTGCATGCAGATGTAAACGCTGATCCCGCCGCAGGTGCAGCATTCATGGGTTTGTTGGCTCAAATATCCACAGAGACAGGCGCAACAGTCATGGTAAACCACCATATGGCGAAGGTAAGCGACAATGACTTTATAGACTCGCCAGAGAAGGCTCGTAATAAAATTAGAGGTACGTCTGCGATTGTGGACGGTGTAAGATGCGCCTTCTCTGTATGGCAAGTGGATGAGCCTACAGCTAAGTCACGCTGTAAAGACTTACAAGTTCCATACACAAGAAACGCTGTGTTTGACGGTGCAGTGGTAAAAGCAAACGGTCCTGCAAATCGGGAGATAAGACACTTTATTCGTAACCCAGATACTGGTCTGTTAGAAGATAGAAGTATAGACATACGAAATTTTGCTATGTCTCAAGCCGTTCGGGAAAGAATAGAGTATGTCTTTAATTTTATTAGAATTCGAGAGGATCGCGGCATTCCTGTTACTAAGGGTGGTATGCATGATGGTATTTTTGATGCCATCAGAACAGCGCCAAATGATGACATAAACGCAGGAAACCTTAGAAATGCGGTAGGAGAAAGTACAATTAAAAAGGCTGTGACTACGTTGCAAAACGATGGACGTATTGACCAGTTTAAACGAAACAGAAGTGGGCCTCGTAAATGGCTTGGTGTTGTCGGGGGTCAATTAAATCAAGAGGAAGATATACTTGACTAGCTTGGGAAAGTATGGTATAAATCCCAATTACTCTAGAAAAAGGAAAGATTATGATTACAGTATTTGAAGATAACCAACCAACGTTACAAGAGGCGCAGAAGATTGTCGGGGGGTTAGTGGAGATGGTACATTCTCCATCAGAACCCGATTGGCAAATCTTGGTAAACGAAGAAGGACTGCTTGAAGGGCTTGCCGTTCAACGAAGAAGCCACAGAATTATGCGGGACAGGTATTGTCGGACCCGCTATCGTTTTAAAAGGGGATGCTATGTGGACGTAGAAACACAAGCGATATTAAGCAGCTTAGAAGAAAGGCTCATCTGTTAGTTAGTCACTCAGAACAGATGGGCTTTTTTAATATAAAACAACAGGGTGAAGAAATAGTAACTTTGTTGGAAATGTTAGAAAGAAAAATCCAAAAATAGTAGTCGTGGGACAAAGAAGGAAACCCGCTCAAACCTGTCCCAGGCGAACAATACAGACATTTGTTCGGGTTATCAACCTGGGACAAAAAAAAGCGGGATAAATCCCGCTAATTTTTTTCTTTATCTTCTTTAATTTGTTCGACTTTTTTTTCCCAAGGAGGTTTGGATAAACTAACGCTTTCTTTTTTAAAGTTTGCTAATTTACGTTTATAACCCATCCACTCCTTTTCTGCTTTAGTCCATTTTTCGTTGGTTCTATCTCTCATGGCCTCACTTTCGGCTTAACAAGTTTATTAGATGCAACCTCAGTTCCTTTGCAATGTATCAACACCGAATCATGTTGGCTTTCCATCATAAAATACATAGCTTCTTTGCTATAACTACAATCGTCATAGCTTTTAAATAGTATGTTGTGTGTTACCTGTTCGCCTTGAACAAAGTAACTTAACACCATGAACGTAAAATATTTAATCATCAATTCACTCCCATTCTTTTGTCTTCAGCCTCGTATTGAGCCTTCTCTAATCGGTCAATCCAGTTCTGCAAAGTCTGGTAATTAGAAAAACCAAGCAAGTCAGCAGCCTCAGATAAAGTTTTTGTTTTAGTCAATGCTCTCTCAATATAGTTACGCTTAACCCTCTCAAGCGCAGCGTTCATATCGAAATCATCGGGGTCATCAACAAACGAACCATCGGGCATGTCGCCATCTGGGTTAGCGTCACGCCATTCATCGTTCACGCCAATGTTGTGCCTGATTTCTTCCATAAACTCTCGTAAGTCAGTTTCGGTCTTAATACCGCCCAACCGCTCAAGTGTGTAATGCATACACATCGTATCATCTGCAATAGACATTATGCTACCTCCTTCCATTCTTTGTATAAATCTTTAACCAAACGCTTTGTCATATAACGTAAGGCTCTGTTATGCGCATGACCGTCTGTTTCAACTCTCTCACGCTCCATAATCTTACGCTTATCGTACACCATTCTGTATGGCCCTGCATTTTCTTCTTTGCCTTGAGCCTTGAGAAGACTGTCGCCAATTGTCCAAAATACCGCATGCCTTGAGGGGCTATAGCCGTGAACCAATGCCATTTCAGCATTGCTGTGCTTACGCTGTCGTTCTCCATCAATCACGGCAAGTCCTGCACGTTTATAAATACCGTCCAGTTCTTTCTCATAAGCCATGAAGTCGCCAACTTCTCCGACAATACCTGCCAAGCCCAAATGACCAAAGCCTCTAACTTTGTCTACAAAAGTTGCAACAGGTAATTCTTTTGCTAAGTCAGATAACCACTTTTCAAAACCCGCTCTACTTTTTAACAAAGGTTCTCTGGCATCAAACAATGGTTTTGTTGCAGCCATAAGCTCAATTGAGCCTTCTCCTTTTTTCAAAGCAACAAATAATTTGTTTGCTGCTTTAATCTCACCATCTGCAAAACCTCTACAGATAGCTTTAATTTGCAAAACTAATTTACCTTCAGCGCGAACCATATTTTGACGGTTGCGCCATGTTCGATAAATCATTGCGATAGTCGGGTCTTCATATCTTGTATCCATATTGGATCTCCTTGGTTGCGAGGCGACTACGTTGTGGCATTGCTGCGTGTCGTCGATAGCCTCTGGTTATATTGGGCGCTCAGGGACTGGCATTTCTGCGGATTGAGTTTGGCCCAAATCTGGTGGGAGCGCCCTCTAAAAGACATTGCTGCGTACCTATAGCGGCTCCCATAAATTAATAGAAAAGGGAGAAACAGTAGCGGCTTGATGAGCGTACAAATTATGTCCTTTCCTAACTGGTGGGAGAGTGCAATCCCCGTGACATTGCTGTGGGTCTCTTCTGACCCTCCCATAAACTGGTGGGGAAGGGTGAACCATGAATGGCATTTCTGCGGGGCCATGATGACCCTTCCCTTGAGAGCGGTAGCGCATTGGCATTTCTGCGTTTGATCCTTGGCTCTCGTAAATAAGTGGGAGCGATCATAGATGGGCATTGCTGCGTGGTAACAAAGGCTCCCGTAAACTGGTGGGGAAGGGCGACTCCGCCTTGGCATAGCCGCGCTTTTTGATTGACCCTTCCCTTGGGAGCGTTCCTCCATAGGCATTACTGCGCAGTCATGATGGCTCCCGTAAACTGATCGGGAAGGGTGTTTGTTACGTGGCATCTCTGAGATAAAGCCGTGACCCTTCCCTTGAGAGCGAGTGACCCTTGGCATTTCTGCGCTGACTCTCTGGCTCTCGTAAACTAATCGGGAAGGGTGATTTAAGATTGACACTGCTGTGTGATTAGGATGACCCTTCCCTAACTGGTGGGAGCGTGCGCTGTGTAGCATTGCTGCGATATTCAAGTGGCTCCCATATAACATTACGATACCATCACATCCGTATGGATGGCCTCTACATCTTCAATCTTCCAAACATCCCGAACAATTTTACCTTCGGGCATCTTCTCCAAGATCGCAGATAAAAACTTATGATTACGTTTGTGCGTACTCATCTTGCCATGCTCTCGCTTAACAACAATCTCTAAATCGCTTTTAGTTGCATCTCCAAGAGCAATACCCAATTCGGGTAATGCAAAGTAATCAAAGATATTCTTGGCATAATTAACAGCCGTATTCTTCAAAGACACATTCGGGGTAGAATGTTCGCCCTTCTTTAATAAAACCTGCTTTGAAATCTTTTCAGCCTGACGCTTAAAACTAATTCGGTTTGTTCTTGATCTGGCGCTTACATCTTCAGATGCAATGCGTTGCAAATAACGTGCGGTAGCCGCATCACGCAAATCTTTATCATTACGCAACATATTAAGATACTTTTCAGCAGCTTGCTTTTGCGTCTTTGAGTTTTCCCAAGCCTTTTCAATGGCCTCTAAAACAATCGGGTTTCTACTTTGATAAGTCATTTTCTACTTCCTTTTTTCCAGTGCCCTCACATTCGGGGCATTCAATTTTATCAACGTCGATGTAACCAACGTCACGGTCAAAGCCGTGTGGTCGGGGGCTATCGACTTCGATCAACCCCCAACCCTCACATTCTTTGCAAAATTCAGTCACTTTACCAACTCGCCTGATATGTAACACTGCCCCAAGAGGTGGACTCCACCCAATCAGCAGCATTGTCAAATACTTTGGCATGGTCTTTGCCCTCGGATCGGTCTTGATCCCAAATCTCTGGGCTACCAAAAAAGCACCCATGACAATCATCATTGCTAGGCAATTTGTTATCTCGTAATGCGTCAGCAATCTTGCGCAACTGTTCAGCCTCAAGATCAATTCTCTGGCATTTATCAACACCATCAGCGAACTCATTTACAATGTAAACATGCAACGGTGCGAACTTGCGCCATGTGCCCATGTCCAAAACATATGTCTCTACATCGAACCCATCAACAACGGGGCGCTTCACTTCCAGTGACCCACCTTCGGGCGCTTGCTGTGAATGATCCCACTGACTGATATACTTGTCGCCTCTTAAATACATATCTAAACCCATGATTTTACTTCCCTTCGTTATACTAGATGTCCCATACATAAAATAGTTTATTATGAGTGTCAAGAAAAAAAATAAAAAAATTTATGAACAAAAAAAAACCCCTCAGAACGGAGGAACTGAGGGGGGTCTAGTTGTGAGGCAGAAAGGCAGACCTTATGCATCCCTGCAAATATTGGTTTATCATGGGAAAAATCCCAATGCAAGAAAAAAGTGCGCAGCAGGGACAGAAAAACAACCCGATAAATTGTTCGGGTTCCTGGCTGGTACAAAAAAACCCCCGCTTGAATTTTGCGGGGGCTTCATATTATTCGGGTTATGTCGGGATCTACCACCATTGAAGCACCGCTCCAATCAACCAACCGTAAACACCAATTATAATTAAGGTGGCAATAATCCAATCCTGCCAATCAATCATCGGACACCTCAACCTTTTTATCCACTGGAATAAGAACTTTAAGGTGAACAAATCCCCCTTGCATCGAACTGATGCTGTAAGTATAGGGGCAAGTTTTCACCCACTTTAAAAAGCTCTCCATGTTTTCAATTTGAAAATTCATACTGCAACCTCCTTTCGCTTCTCCTCATTAAAAGAAGCATCTTCCCTAGCCGCTCTCAAATACCAATCATCAAGACCGAAATCATCATAACCGCTCTCAATCATATCGTAATAGCCGCTTGATGGATGCCGCAAGTTACCTTTGTCGCCATTCATGTCGTAGATAATCCAATTGCCGTTGATCTTGCGTCTACCGTATAAAGTCGGGTAGCCTTCAAGCCTATCAAGTGCCTTCAAACAATCGTGGGTAATCTCCCACAATACTACAGGCAACACACAATCTGGGTCGTAACGAAAGTCAGCTACGCCCCGAAAAATCAAACGGTGATTGGGCAGATAAAAGCCGCCCATAGGTTTTGCATTCGGACACCTTGCCGCCATAGCATCGCGGTTTGTGTTCATGCCATACGCTAAATAATACATTATGCGTTCTCCTCACATAAACCGTAAGCATCGTAAATTAAAGCATCTGTCAGCCGTTCCAAATAATCGGGCAAGATACCCTTCACAATAACTTTTTGTGCATAAGACGGTGAGCAATCCGCATCATGCGCGGTATACTTGCAAAATTCACTGATAACAAAAGAACGAATTGCCTTTTTGTTGTGTGCGTTCTTAGCAATATAATCAACATTTTTACGATAGTGATCTTCACCTAAATAAGAACCGTCCAACCATAAACGGAAGTAACGTCTTAAAGGCTCATTAACGCCCATAAAGTCGCCTTGAAATTCTCTAAGAATGCGACCCTTTGCTGTCGTTGTGTCATAACTAGACATTTTCTGTCCTCCTTTTACTAGACAGTATATTATATATCCCATACCATCCCAAAGATCAACCCCTAAATATAAAATAATTTATGAAAAGTGCCCCCATTGATTTTAAAGGATAATTTACGTCAAAAAAATCTACGTCAAAAGTTGACGTAAGTAACGTAACGTAGAATATGTAATAATATCAATGGTTTACGGGTTTACGTCACTTACGTCAAAAAGTTAATTTGACGTAAATAATGTAATGAAATCAATACGTTATTTTACGTCACCTACGTCACCCCCTTATAGGGGGGTATATATACCTTACCCCCCTGATGTAATGTTGTTGCTGCCACTTTTGATGTTGTGTTGGAAATGTTTGGGATAGATAGCACTTGACGGCAGCAGCGGATGAGGTAATATAAACCGACAAATTGTTCGGGTAACACGGGGGCCAGTATGCCAAAGGTCGGGGAGCAGGTAGCCAAAGGAGAAAAGAGACTAACGCCGCCGCAGCAGAAGTTTCTGGATAACTACATTCATAAAGATATGACACAGACCGCAGCAGCTAGGGAGGCAGGGTACAAGAATGCAAATGTCTCAGCAGTGCAGCTTCTTAATAACCCAAAGGTCAAAGAGCGCATGGAGGAGATGCGCTTAGAGCTTGAAGCAAAGTACGGGGTTTCAATAACCAAATCTGTTCGGGATATGCAACGCTTGCGGGATGAGGCATGGCAAGAGGGGAACTTTGGAGCAGCGATTAAAGCCGAGGAACTCAGGTTAAAGGTAACGGGGTTAATGGTTGCCCGTAGCCATGTAACACACGAACATGTTGACAATCTCAGCCGTGAGCAGATCGTAGAACAGCTTCAAGAGTTTATGGATCGTGCTAAAAACCGCATGATTGACGTAACACCCGCAGAAAATCCCACAGAACCCGAACAAAATCCTATAACGAACTATAGTCAGGAGGCGGCAGAGTAGTCTTTACGCTTGGGGAGGGTGCGTATCCGCCCCCCAACCCCGTTTTTTTGACGGAGGAGGCGGGGGAGGAGGAGTTTCGGGGTCCGATAAGCCGAAAAATTGTTCGGGTTACTGCCGAGGCGCTACGGGCTTCTCAGGCATACATCGGGTTTCGGGTTGATCTTCCCAGGCGCTTCGGAATTGCCCGAAGAATTGTTCGGGTTATTATACCAGGGCGCTGACAACCAGGCAAGCAGCTCCAGGGCACTTCTGTCTCCTGGTATCTTCCCGCTGCATTCCCGCTGCCTGGGACAACAACCCGAACAATTGTTCGTTCTCTTCACCGAGCCTGGGCCATCGGGCCATCGGGGTTCGGGCTTCGGGGTTTCGGGTTCGGGGTTCGGGATATATGTATATATACCCTTATTTATATACATATTATCTATAATTTTTTTCTTTTTTTTTAGATTTTTTTAGATTTTTTTGGCAAAAATAATCCGAATAATTTAGGATTTTATGGGATTTTTTACTTGTTATATAAATAAATTTATGTCAATAATAGGTATAAACAAAAAAAGAGAGTGAGAAAATTATGTTAGATTTTACAATAGACCTACCAACCGATGAAATAGAAAATCTATTTTCCAATTTTGACGATGACCATATGGCAATACCTAGTTTGTCACTAGGTCAAAATCATAAAAGCCATAATGAAAAATTTCACGATGATATGTTAGACTTTATCGCTGATGAAAAACCACCGTCACAAAATATTAAGAATTGGGTTAGTGGTATGCGAATAAGCGGTAAACAACGCCGTAATGAAAAGATTATAGAACGCCGCGCAAAATATGCGCATAGGGATAACCCAACCCACCAATGGCTAAATATGAACCAATTACAGCAATTAATAAATCAATAAAAAAAAGATAGTGAGATATAATTATGACCTTAACATTTGGAATAGAAATAGAAACGTACCGCAATTCAGTTAGCATTGTTCAAAGCGCATTACATAATAACGGCATAAAAGGCTGTTTAGTAAAACCCGATGGAACGCCTAGTGTGGATGCCGAAATAGTATTGCCACCGATAACATTATGCCAAGTTGGTAAAGAATACCTTGAAAGCGTTTGTACTGTATTGAGTAACGCGGATTGCCGCATTAATCAATCATGTGGATTGCACGTTCACATAGGCAACGCGCCACTAGCCGACACAACTCACGCGGCACGTTTTACAGGCGATAGTATTTTACATACTGAGCGTACAGGCCGTTTTTTATCAGAGCATGGCGATACTTTTGAGTTTCCAATAGTAAAAGATTTAAATTGGCGTTGGGAACGTCAACAAAATATTATCAATGGCATGTTTCCTAGATCTCGCACCAATAACAGATATTGCAAACCATTGAACGCCACCAAAATTGAAAACGCCAATACTATTAGCGAATTAAATCATGGCAAGTTTTACGCTATTAACCTTGATACTTGGCGTAACGGTACCATAGAATTTAGGCAGCATAGCGGCACGATTGAAGCCGACAAAATTTGGCGTTGGATGCAATTCTTAGACAATTTTGTTAATTGGACGATTGAAGCAAGAGTTGAACAAGGCAATAGATCGACAACGATTGAAACGCCTATCGCGCCATTTCGCAATGGTTCAAGAGTTGGCGTTCAATATACTATGATGCGAAATGACAACGGCGTATCAACTCGAGAAATTATGGATGCAACAGGTTGTAGCGAACAACGCGTTCGCGCCGCCGTTTCCGAAATTAGACAACGCGTTGGTGATAATGCTGTAGTCACTCATACGCAACAATCCAACGGCGCTAGATATGGTGATGGTACGGATCTTACACGTTATCAAGTTCTACAAACTATTGAGAGCGAGACAAACGGCGTGACATTACTTCCCGAAAATAGAATTGGCATACCTAGCATTTGGGCGGGATTGGACGATAGCGAGTTCGAGCATTGGCAAAATAGAATATCCGCGCTGCGATAGGGCAGCGCATAAAATTAAGAGCGGGCATTGCCCGCTTTTTTTTTGCAAGGTACCCTAAGCAATATGAACAATTGTTCGGATTATCGGGGCGGGCAGGTATGGTCCCCCCCTGTTTGTACTTGTGTCGGTCAGTCAGCTTACACTAAGTTTTCCACCAACAGCCACCACAAAAAAATTTTTTAAAAAAAATCGCAAGGTACCCTATAGACATTAGGACTCCCCCATAAAGGGGGGTGTCCATGTCTGTCTGTCTTAGGTACCCTACCCTTCCCCTTGACAGGTACCCTAGACAGTCCCATAATATGCTAAACATTAGTAATAAGGAGAAAAGGTTATGGCTAGTTTTGCATTTTTTAGCAAGAATTGTAGTAGTGCGGATTCTGTCTGCATTAATATAGATCAGATTTCGTATTTTACGGAGTTACCATTCGGCAACGATAGAGGCACTAGAATATATTTTACTTTTACTGATGAAGATGGTGATCCTTGTTATATTGATGTTATGGGCAATGTAAATGCGACTGAGCGTCAAATTATGAAGGTTCATAAAAGGTTTGGTAATGATTTAAACTTAACGCGAGAACCAATTGATGCCTAGATATAAGTTAGATTATTGTGAAGTTCTTGAGTTTGAGGCGCAGACTGCGAGTGAGGTTGTGCCGTTTATTGCTGTGAGTCATATGATGGGTGGCGAGAGCGAGTTAAAGTTTGTTCGTAGGTTAGCGATTGAGATGTGCGAGTATAACGGCAAGAATTATTGTTATTCTAATAGGCATAGGTTGGCAAAAAGCATGATGAAGAATGGATTGTTAGAGTGTGTTGATTAAATTTTAACTTGCTGTTAGGATGTCGTTAAATTTTATAGGGGTTTAATTATGAACCAATTAGATTTAATCAATCAAATAATGAGCAGACGGCGAAATGTTTTTAATGACAGGCGTGGATTAGGATCTTCTAGAACTATGAACCCTAGACAGATAGCGATTTTAAAATATTTACAAAATAGGGATAGGAGCAGGGGTCCGAGGGGGATTAATTTGCCTGGAGTTCCAGGTGCTCGTTATATAGACACGATACGCAATCCTGATAGGAGGATGCCTAATCCTCTTCCGCCGAATGTAATGCCAGAGCCTTTGCCACCTGCGGATGATTTCCGTCCTAGGCTACCAAATTTGCCGCCTATTTATCGCGGTGGACCTGCTCTTCCGCCGAATATGCCTACAATTCCTATTCCTCGTGATCCTGAAGACTACCGATTAGATCCTCCTATGCCGTATCCTCCTATTAATGCGCCTCGTCCTCCGAATGCTACTCAGCCTTTACCCCTTCCTTTTACAGATGAGCAGAAAAAAATTGATGCAATTAAAAAAAGGATAGACGATATTATCCGAAATCCTCGACCTCCTGTGACGCGTCCTATGCCAATGCCTCCTGTAGCACGACCTCCTATGGCACAGCCTGTAGTTAATCCTGCGCCACAGCCGAGGGTTACACCTACGCCTTCGCCGCCTATGACTCCACCTTCATCTGTTAATACGACTCCTAATCTTTCGTATCCGTATCAGCAACCCTATCAACAGCCTTACCAACAACCATACCAACAGCCATATCAGCAACCATACCAACAACCGTATGGTCAGCCATATCAGCAGCCGTATCAAAGTCCTCTTTCTGGTTTTGGTCTTGGCGCTATGTTTGGTAGCACTTCACCTACATATGGTGGGGGTATGGGTAATTTTGGGAGTGTTTATGGAACGTATAACAATAGTTATGGCGGTTCTCAGAATCAATTTCAAAGTCAGCCTTCGCAGCCTCAGTATTAAGGAGATTTAGATGCCGATTCCCGTAAAGACAGGTATGCCAGGTACACCTCCTCCGATGGGTGGCCCACCTCCTCCGATTGGCGGAACGCCACCGATGGTTCCGATGGGTGGTCCTGGTACTTTTCCTGTACCGCAGGGTGGCAATCCGTTTGCGCCTATGCCACCTATGCCATTGGCGGGTATGCCTCCTCCGCAGCCTCAGATGGCGCAGCCTCAGATGCCACAGCAGGGTTCAAATGCGCCTAGAAGGAGGCGTTTTGGTGACTCGTTAGAGAGTATGATGAACCGCAATATGTTTGCGGCGCAGCAGCGTCCGTTACCGATGCCACAACGTCCACCTCAGATGATGCCGCAACAGCGTATGGTTGCGCCTAACACGCCTATGATGAGAACGCCAACGCCGCGTCCTATGCAGATGGGCGGTATAGTTGGTGGTTTAGGTCCGATTACGAATGATTCTAGAACTAGGCTTGGCGATACTCAGTATTTTGACGATGGTGGTGCTGTTAATAGATTTGATCCTGATACGAGCACTTATGAGATTGGCGATTCATCTTTTACGATGGGCGATACATACGGCGAGGAGGAATTACCTGCTAGTGTTGCGTATTCAAAACAGGTTCAGGAGAACAGGGAGGCTCAAGGTTTACCTACTAATGAGTCTAGTGCTTGGAATTTGTATCAAAAGGGTGAGCATTGGAGTCAGCAATATCAAGCTCAAGACCCCTGTTGAAGAGCAGAAGAGCCCTGTTGAGGTAATAGATCCTGTTGAGAAAATAGATCCTGTTGAGGAAGTTAAGCCTGTTGAGGAGGTTCAGCCTTCTGTATCTTACTCTCCTGTTGTTCAACAGCCTGTTGTTCAGGAGCCTATTAACTATGACAATTTCACAGGAGATATTGGTTCAATTACTGGTGGTTATCCAGAGGGTCAGCAAACATATGAGATGTCTGCTTTATATGGTCCTAAAATAAACATTCCAAAATATGAATCTAAGTTTGTTCAAGACCCTGTAACTAACACTTTAACGACTACAGCGGGTCCGACAATGACTGCGGTTAGTCCTATTGGTGCTATTAATTTACCTGCGAGTCCGATTGAATTTAATATTTTCGATTATTTAGTAGATCCTGTGTATGGGTCAATAAATGACGATGATGATGTTGAAGAGTTTGAGGACGGTGGCATTGTTCAGTATTTTGCGAATGGCGGTAATGCGAATGCGCAAGCTGCGGCGAGTATGATGTCTGCGGGTATTGGGAATGTTGGCGGCAAGGCGATTACGTCAGAGGCTCAAAGTGTACAAGATAGTTTTTCTGATGCATCTAGTAGACGAAAGAGAAGAAGACGTAGAAGAAAAGCTAGAGAAGAGGCTGAGAGGTTAGCGTCAGAACAATTAGCGTTAGAATCAGCGGCACAGCAGAATAATCCTAACATAGATGGTCCGATGGAGAGTGCTTTACAGAATTACGGTGGCACGGCTTTTCAGAGTGCTGCTACTCTTCCTCCTTCTTCTGATGTAACTCCAGAGATTTTTGTTCCAGAAGTTGGTGCTGAATCAGGTTTTGCATCAAATTTTATGAACATAGAGCGACCTGATAGGATTTTAGACAGGGAGGCGGCGCTGTTCCCAGATTTGCGAGATGATGATCCTGCTTTAACGCAGAACATTATACCATCTGAAGTTGACCCTGGATCTCAATATACTTATGACCAAGGCGCGATTGGTTTTGGTGATAACCAAGATATTACTAATCCAGATTTGGGTGCAGGCGCTGATGTTGATCAATCTGGCGTTGGCCTTCCTTCTGGAATATATTCTCCTGAAATGATTAGGCTAAATTTTGGTATGGATGATAAAGCTGAATTTCCTGCTTTACCAGGCAACAGAGAGTTTAAGCCTGAAGGCACTCAGATTGCGCCCGAAGCGGCAACGGTAACTCCTACTGAAAACTTTGAGAGCACTAGGGCGATGTTGGAGTCAAATGTTTTTGACCCTGACAAACTTGATCCGAGGGGCGATCAGATTGTATCACCAACTGGGACAGGAATAGGACAAAAAATTACTCCACCGAAAGCAATTACAGGCGTTGATGCTCAAGCGGATCAATACAGACCTTCAGTAAACGCTGCGGAAGCTGCTTATTTGCAAGAAGCTTTGGATCAGCAAATTGAATATAATGATGAAGGTGAATTAGTTGCCTCAGATCCAAATTTTCTTGAAGAAGTTTTTGGTAAAGTTATTAAAAATTTAACATTTAATATGTATGATCCTAATAATCCTCAGAAGAAAGAGGACGCCAAGGCTATCTTAGATGCTTATAGGGAAACTGGTAAATTTGTTTATGATGGCAAAGAATTGAGTCTTACTGAACTTATAAAAGCGTCAAAAGACGAGGGCATTCAACCTGCTGTGATTGGTGTTGAGGGTGCAGATGGAACTGTTGGCTTTGACGATGGCACAGGCTTTAGAAACATCATGGGCGATTATGATATGGGCAAGGGCATAGGCAGTGATACGGAAAATATCCTAACTGGCTCTACAGATATATTTGGCGGTGGTGATAATCTTACAGACATAACAACAACTGGTGGTGATGACCGTTCAGATGGGCCAGATACAGGCTTCATAACTGATGAAGATGGCAACATTATTTGTAACACTGAAGGGTATGTTCATAATCCTGAAACAAATATGTGTGAACCTGCAAAAGAAGAAGAGGAAGGTGAGTCTAGCGGATCGCCCTCAATTGATATTGGTAAAGTGGGGCCAACAGAGAGTTTTGAGGATATTATGAAGCGAGTTGTAGTAGCTGCGCCAAACATTGCTCCTATATCTGCAAATGTTCAGCCTATGCAAGAGGGTGGCATGGCAGGTTTAAATCGCGCTGCGGATAATTTTTTGCAGGCTCTCGCGGGGTAACTTATGAATGAGCTTAGTGACTTTACTAAGTATCTGACCGATGAAGAGTTAGCTAAAGTCGCTCCCATGTTGGAGCGTCTTAAAGTATTAGATGATAGAACAGAAAAACACGATAACTTTATGAACTTTGTGAGGCATGTTTGGCCTCAGTTTATTGAAGGATCGCATCATAAAATTTACGCTGAGAAGTTACAAGCAGTAGCGGATGGCAAGCTGAAGCGGTTGATTATTAATATGCCGCCACGACATACGAAAGTCTGAGTTTGCGAGTTATTTATTTCCCACATGGCTTATGGGGAGAAAGCCAGATTTAAAGATTATTCAAGCAACGCACACAGCGGAGCTTGCTGTTGGTTTTGGTAGAAAGGTTAAGAACCTTATAGATAGCGAGGATTTTAGAGATGTCTTTCCTAATGTCAGTCTTGCGACAGACGCTAAAGCGTCTGGTCGATGGAGTACGAATGGTGGTGGTGAATACTACGCTGTGGGTGTGGGCGGCGCTCTCGCGGGTCGCGGCGCTGATTTGGCGATTATTGACGATCCCGTTTCGGAACAGGATGCGTTAAGCGTTAGCGCATTAGATAATATCTACGAATGGTATACTTCTGGTCCTAGGCAGCGTTTGCAGCCTGGAGGCGCGATTATCATTGTGATGACGCGATGGAGCATTCGTGATCTAACTGCAAAGGTTTTGCAGAAACAAAGTGATAGAGGCGCAGATCAATGGGAGGTTGTAGAGTTCCCTGCAATCATGCCATCTGGAAAATCTCTATGGCCTGAGTTCTGGTCGTTGGAGGAGTTAGAGAGCGTAAAGGCTTCTATTCCTGTAGGCAAGTGGAACTCACAGTATATGCAGAACCCGACTGCTGAAGAGGGTGCGATTGTAAAACGTGAATGGTGGAACTTGTGGCAGAAGGAAGACCCACCTTTTTGCAGCTATATTATTCAAAGTTATGACACGGCGTTTAGCAAAAGCGACAGGGCAGACTACTCTGCGATTACAACTTGGGGTATATTCCATCACGAGGATACAGGCGAGGATCATATTATTTTACTTGACGCTGTTCGTGGTAGATGGGAGTTTCCTGAGTTAAAGGAAGCGGCAAATGATTTGTTTCAAGAATTTGATCCTGATATGGTTTTGATAGAGCAAAAGGGTTCTGGGATGCCGTTGACACAGGAATTAAGAAGAATGGGTATACCTGTGACTCCTTTCACACCTGGGCGTGGTGCAGATAAGTTTACGAGAATGCATGCTTGCGCTCCTGTGTTTGAAAGCGGTATGGTTTGGGCACCAGAAACTGGTTTTGCCGATGAGGTTATTGAGGAATGCGCCGCATTTCCAAATGGTGAACATGATGACTTGGCGGATTCGATGACTCAGGCTATACTACGTTTTAGACAGGGTGGTTTTATTACGACCCCAAGTGATTATGAGGACGATGATTTAATGTACTCTCGCAGACGAAAGGAATATTACTAATGGCTAAAAAAGGTAGAAACGTAGCTCGTAAGACTATGAGTAGATCTGATGACTTGCTAGAAGCTGCGGGATTTTTAGCTGCGCCTGAAGCACAGAAAAAAAGAATAGAAGATGCATTAGCAGATGCTATGACAACAGATCCTATTCCAAGGCCAAAAATGAGGCCAAAGAAATTAACAAAGCCAAAAAGGAGGCCAGAGGAAATGAGAGAAGGTGGATTAATTGGTGGTCAGAAAAAACTTGATAAAAATAAAGATGGAAAAATATCAGGTGCAGATTTTAAAATGATGGAAGATGGTGGAGAAGTTAAAGGGAAAAAAAGTAAAAAAAGTAAAGGAAATATGTGTCGTGGCGGTGGTGCCGCTCTTCGTGGCATTAGTTTTTCTGGGACTAAATAATGAGAGATATGACTTACAAAATTGATATAGAAAAATTAAAATCTGGTGTAAATCAGGTTTTCTTTGATTGCTGTGAGTCACAGAATATTGAGGTTGGGGCGGAGGATATCGAATGTGGCATCTCCCTGCCCATTGATGCAGGCGCTCCCAAAGTGTTACTGCTCCATGATGGTTGAGCGACTTTCGCTCCAACACCTAAAAGGGAAAGAAAATGGCTATTGAAAGAGATGCAGGTCCAGGCGGCGCTTTAGAGCAACAGATGCTCGAACAAGCTGAAGTGTTGGTTGGAGATGCGATAGGTGAAAACCCTGGAGTTTTTAACTTTGACGATGGCTCTGCTATTGTTGGGGAATATACAGAAACGGAAGCAACGGTAGAAGTTGCTTTTGATTCTAATTTAGCAGATGTCATGGAAGAGGGAGATCTTGGTCAAATATCAAATGATTTGATTGGGAGCATTGACGATGATTTTTCATCAAGACAGGATTGGGAAGACACATACAAACGTGGCCTAAATTACTTAGGAATGCAGAATGAAGAAAGAGTTGAGCCTTTTGAGGGTTCCTCTGGTGTTGTTCATCCTCTTTTGGCTGAAAGTGTTACACAATTTCAAGCACAGGCGTACCGTGAGATGTTGCCTGCCACTGGCCCTGTTAGAACACAGGTAGTTGGAGGCCAAAATGAACAGCTTGTAAAGCAAGCTGAACGTGTAAAAGACTACATGAACTACATGATTACATATGAAATGGAAGAGTATGACCCAGAAATGGATCAAATGCTCTTTTATTTGCCCGTAATTGGTTCTACTTTTAAAAAAATATATTTTGATCCTCTGAAGGGTCGTGCGGTTAGTCAATTTGTTCATGCTGAAGACCTAGTTGTTCCTTATGGAGCTACAGATCTAGCCACGTCTCCTAGAATTACGCATGTAATTAAGATGGATTCTAATGAAGTTAAGAAACTTCAGTTAGCAGGCTTCTATAAAAATGTTGATTTGCCCGAAAACGGCATTAGCGCGGATGAAATGTCAGAAGTTCAGGAGTCAATAAATGAAATTCAAGGGGTTCACCCTAGTAATTCGTCTGTTGAATTAACACTATACGAGGTTCATACAGATTTGGACCTCATTGGCTTTGAAGATATGGGTCAGGACGGTGCTCCTAGTGGCTTAAAGCTGCCATATATAGTTACAATAATAGAGGATACGAACCAGATTCTTTCAATTCGTAGAAATTACGATGAAATGGACCCAATGATGAAGCGTAAGCAGTATTTTGTGCATTACAAGTTTCTTCCAGGGTTAGGATTCTATGGTCTTGGCCTTACGCACATGATTGGTGGACTAGCACAAGCTTCTACTTCAATTTTACGCCAATTAATTGATGCAGGTACGCTTTCTAACTTGCCTGCGGGATTTAAGGCTCGTGGCGCGAGGATTCGAGAGGAAGATAACCCAATACAGCCTGGAGAATTTAGAGATATAGACGTTGCAGGCTCTGATATACGGTCTTCTTTGATGCCTTTGCCATTTAAAGAGCCTTCAGGTACATTGTATAACCTTTTGGGTACTCTCGTGGACGCAGGGCGGCGTTTTGCGGCTATGGCAGACATGAAAATAGCTGAAATGAGCGGTGAAACGCCTGTTGGAACAACAATGGCTATTATGGAACGCGGTACAAAAGTCATGTCTGCGATTCATAAACGCATGCATTATTCGCAAAAAATTGAGTTTAAACTTTTGGCAAAAGTATTTTCTGAAACAATTCAGATGTACCCTTATATGCCATCTACAGAGTTTGGACCCGAAGTCTTTGCGCAAGACTTTGATGCTAGAGTTGATGTTCTCCCTGTTAGTGACCCGAACATCTTTTCAATGGCACAGCGTATTGCACTTGCGCAAACACAGTTGCAGCTAGTTCAGTCAAACCCACAGATTCACGGTGGACCGCAAGGATTATACCAAGCATATCGAAAAATGTATGAGGCGCTTGGAGTAAACAATATTGATTCAATATTACCACCGCCCCCACAGCCAATGCCAATGAACGCAGCTATGGAAAATAAAATGGCAATCACTGGTGGTATGCCTCAAGCCTTTCCACAACAAGATCATAAGGCTCATATGGAAACACATTTAGCAATTATGTCTACGCCTGTGGTTCAAACCAATCCACAAGCTATGGCAACGCTACAAGGACATATTCAAGAACATATTGGTATGTTAGCAGAGCAGCAAGCACAACAAATGGTTATGGAGCAAGCAGGGCCAGAGGTTCAACAGAATCCAGAAGCTATGCAGATGTTACAGCCTGCTATTGAGCGTCAAGCGGCTGTGCTAATAGCTGATTTAACTGAAGAATTTACTCAAACTGTTGAGCCTGTAGGTGAGGGAACCGATCCTCTTGTTGCAATTAGACAACAAGAATTACAATTAAAAGCAGCAGATATGCAACGTAAATCTTCCGAATTTGAAGCTAAACAAGACTTAGAACGCACAAGAGATGCGGCAGAAGCTGAGTTGGCTGAAGATAGGTTAGAACTACAAGAAGAAGCTCTAGCCGATAAAACAAGAGTCGCAGAAGATCGTATTCAGACACAAAGAGATATTGCGACTCTCAACGCACAAATGAAGGGAGTCAGACAATGACCAGTAGTGTAAGGGCTAAAATGGCTCAAACTGAAAAAGAAAAGAAAGTAGCTAAAAGAGAAGCTATGTCTTCTTCAGAAACAGTTACAGAAATGGTTCGTGCTCGTAGCGATAAAGGACATTATATATCAGATGACCCAAGCACCCCAGAAAACGAAGCGTGGGTTGAGAATCCCAAAAAGAAGGCGGCCCCTAAAAAGAAAGCCCCTGCCAAAAAGAAAACTGCAAAAAAAAATTAGCGGCGTAACAAGACGATTTAGTAAAATAGCTAGACCCCAGAGATTTCAAGGTATTTTCTAAAACTCTGGGATAAATACTTGTATTCTCCGATAGATTGTATAATGTCCTAGTATGGAGATCGCATGGACGCACTAAATCTAGCTGAATACCTCTACAAAAAGTTACGTCAACGCCGTGATGACATACAGGTGTCTTTAGGCACAGGTAACATTGGTTCGTTTGATGACTACAAGTATGCAGTTGGGCAGATCAAAGGTTTGACGTTTATGGAAGAAGAAATCAGAACAGCAATGAGAAATATTGAGCTATCAGATGAGTAAAAAACTGTATGTGCCTGAAAGTATGGCAAGAAAACCAAAGGATATGGAAAACATTCCTACGCCTATAAAGACTGCTTTTGGAAAAGATAAAGAAGAAAGCAAGAACGAGAATGATCCTTCTCAAATGGAAGCTTCAGCTTTAGAGCGTCTTCCACAACCAACTGGATACAGAATGTTAATCATTCCGTATTACCCAAGTGAAAAAACCAAAGGTGGTGTTTATGTTCCTGATGCAGTTAGAGACAGAGAAGCCTTTGCAACAGTAGCAGCATATGTTGTAAAACTTGGCCCCGATGCATACCAAGACTCCCAGAAATTCCCAACTGGTTCGTGGTGTTCTGAAAAAGATTGGGTTCTTATAGGAAGATATGCGGGAAATAGGTTTAAAGTGGAAGGACTTGAGGTTCGTATTATAAATGACGATAATATTATAGCTACGATACTTGACCCCAAAGACATTTCGTATGTATAAGATAACAGAGGAGAGTTTTTGTTATGCAGGCAGAAGCCCAAGAAAAAGAAATTGAAGAAGTAACATCAGTAGAAATAGAAGATGAAAGTCAAGATACTGTTGAGCTTTCTTCAGATAATGAATCTGAAAATCAAGAAGATATTCAGAATGAAAGTGATGAACTCACCAATTATAGTGAAAATGTTCAAAAACGTATTAGAAAATTAACTGCTGCTCGTCGCCAAGCTGAAGAAGAAGCTCAAGCTGCGGTTGAATATATTCAGCAAGTTCAAGCTCAAAACGAAGATTACAAAAAAAGACTTTCTAATTTAGACAAGGGATACATGTCTGAATATGAGGGAAGAGTTACAACTCAAGAAGCTCAAGCGAAACGTGCATTAGCAGAAGCACATGAAGCAGGAGATTATGAAAAATTAGCAGATGCTCAAACAGCAATATCACAAGTTGCTATTGAAAAAGAGCGTCTTCGATTACAAAAACAACGCTCTCAACAGCAAGCTAGACAAGCTCAAATTGAGGCGCAAATGCAACAGCAGCAACAACAACAACCGCAGCCTGTTCAGCAACAACGTGATCCAAAATTGGATTCATGGTTGGAAAAGAATACATGGTTTGGCACAGATAAGGTTATGACAAGTGCTGCAAGAGCAATTCACGAATCTTTAGTCGCAGAAGAAGGTTTTAATCCTCAAACTGATGATTATTACAAAGAAATAGATCTTCGTATGCGCCGTGAAATGCCTAATAAGTTTGCTAGTGGCAAGAAAAACGCTCAGTCTGTCACTCCATCTGGGAACGGAACTCGTTCTCTGGTAAATGGGCGGAAAAAACAGGTGGATTTGAACCCTGGACAAGTAGCTTTGGCTAAAAAACTAGGTATACCCTTGGAAAAATATGCACAAGAAGTGCAAAAACTAGAGAATCGGAGAGATTGATGGCTGATCGTACCTCACGCGAAACACAAACGCGGGAAAGTCAAGAACGTAAAGTTTGGAGGCCAGGAACAGCCTTAGAAGCTCCAGAACCCCCTTTAGGATATAAGCATCGTTGGATCAGAGAATCAGTGATGGAGTTTGATGACAAAACTAACGTCCATAAGCGGCGGCAAGAAGGATATGATCTCGTTCGTGCAGAGGAATATCCAGGTTATACAGGTCCAGTTGTAGATGAGGGGCGAAACGCAGGCATCATAGGTGTTGGCGGTTTAGTATTAGCTCGTATTCCGCAAGAGTTGGCAGATCAACGCAATCAGCACTACCAGAAGACTACACAAAATCAGATGGATGCTGTTGATCGTGATTGGATGCGCGAAAATAACCCTGCGATGCCAAAAATGGCACCACAACGTAAATCAAGTGTGAGTTTCGGCTCACGACCTAAATCTGATGGAGATTAAAGATGGCGAATTTAGACGCACCTTTTGGCCTTCGTCCTGCTCGTACAAGTATAAGCTCTCAACAGCAAAATCGTTACCGAATTGCTGCAAACTATAACACCTCTATTTTTCAGGGTGATCTAGTTGCAATGGTAACTGGTGGCGGTATTGAGAGAGTTGCGGCAGGTGGTTCAGGATTTATTCTAGGCGTTTTTAACGGCTGTGAATATACTGATCCAAGCACAGGAAAGCCAAGATTTTCAAACCACTATCCTGCAAGCACAAATGCGGCTGATATCATGGCTAACGTGATTGATGATCCAAATGCAGTGTTTGAAGTTCAAGCTGATGCTGCATTTCCAGTAACAGACTTGGCAGGTAACTACGATATTCTAGCAACAGCAGGAGATACCGTATCTGGTACTTCTCGCATTGAGTTAGAAGTAGGAACTGCGGATAGTACGGTAGCAACCCTACCACTAAAAGCAATCGATATTTCTCAAGATCCTGAGAATAGCGATGCATCATCGGCAAATACAAATGTAATTGTCAAAATTAACAACCACCTGTTCAGTGCTGGCACTGCGGGTCTAGCATAAGGAGACTGAGTTATGGCTATTTCAAGATCCCAGCTCGTCAAAGAGCTAGAACCTGGGCTTAACGCTTTGTTTGGTATAGAGTATGAACGTTACGAAGGTGAACATGCAGAAATCTATGACACAGAGGCATCTGATCGTGCTTTTGAAGAAGAGGTAATGCTTGTTGGCTTTGGTAATGCCCCAACCAAAAGCGAAGGTGCAGGTGTACAATTCGATAATGCAAATGAAGCGTTTACTGCTCGTTATTCACACGAAACAGTAGCTCTTGCTTTCGCATTAACGGAAGAAGCTGTTGAAGATAATCTGTATGACCGCCTTGGCGCTCGTTATACAAAAGCATTAGCTCGTTCAATGGCGCACACGAAGCAAATCAAAGCAGCATCTGTTTTAAACAATGCGTTTGATGCAAACTTTACTGGCGGTGACGGTGTTGAGCTATGTTCAACCGTGCACCCACTATCTGGTGGTGGTACGTTCCGTAATGAGTTAGCAACTGCTTCTGACCTCAACGAAACTTCACTTGAGAATGCTCTTATTGACATCTCAACATTCGTTGATGAACGTAATATGATTGTCGCAATGCGTGGCACTAAGTTGATTATTCCACCACAACTGCAATTTATTGCAGATCGTTTGTTGGAATCAACTCTTCGTGTTGGTACTGCTGATAATGATGTTAATGCAATCCGTAACATGGGTATGTTACCAGAAGGTTACACTGTTAACCATTTCTTGACAGACCCAGATGCGTTCTTCATTAAAACAGACGCTCCAAATGGCTTTAAGCACTTTGAGCGTTCTCCAATGAGAACGAATATGGAAGCAGATTTTGATACAGGAAACATGAGATTCAAAGCTCGTGAGCGTTATAGCTTTGGCTTTAGCGACCCACGTTGCGTATTTGGTTCCCCTGGAGCATAATTTGTGTTAAGATAGAGTATAAGCATTTTTCATGTTTTTACTCCTTAAACTTAGAGGCGGCGCGAGTCGCCTCTTTCTTTTAGTATTCTATCTGTTCTGTTGGGTTTAATTGAACGTTAGTTGTAATAGTAATTCTTGGTTTATCTGTAGGCACAGTAAAATGTTGAAGCCATGCAGGAAAAATCACAAACGATCCAGTTGAGGCATCTAATGTTACCTTTTCATGGTCTTTAAAAAAATCAAATATATAATTAAGATTAGTATATTTTGTTTCTGCACCGTATCGGTTTATAAAAAAAGTTTTTCCCGCAGGTTCTGGTTGATAAGGAAGTTCATAGTAATATATGCAACTAAATGTTATGTCTCGAAAAGCATGGTCGTGTGTCTCTTGAAAGTGTCCGACCTCGTATTGGTTTATCCATGTAGAGCCAATTTTTATTTCAAAGTTTCGCATAGGTCTTAAAAGTTCAAAGAAACTATCAAAATGTGGGCGCAAAAAGTTAATGTATTGTTCCCAAGGAAGTTCAGAATTCTTGGTATTTCTAATTGAACTTTTTTGTTTACTTAAACGAAAAGCGTTTTCATCCATAATCTCGTCATTAATATGCGGATCTAATAATCTTTTAATCTCGCTTTGATCTGACGCATCAAGTTTTCTATGATAAATAGGTGTAGGCCAAACTACAATACTTTGATCTTTTTCCATGTTTTTCTCCCTAATTAATGTTTTGATTTTATATAATTAAGATTAAAAACACTATCTCTTTCTTTTTGTTAAATATGTGGTATTGTGTGGTTATCCCTGACAGCGGCATTGGGCTGCTGACACAACCCAAGACAGGAGATTGACATGGGTATTACTACTTTTTCTGGCCCTATAAAGGCAGGAACAATCAAAAATACAACAGGAACAACTCTTGGTTCTGACATTGCAAATGTCGGTCAAGTTGTTATGGCACAAACATTTTCAGCAGATTTATCTGGCGGTGCATTAGCCGCGTCTGTTACAAACGTTGTTATTCCTGCAAACTCTCAGATAATTGACTGTGTTATTGATGTTATTACTGCTGCCAACGCAACAACAAATTTGAGCATCGGTGATACTGTAGGTGGCGCTGCTACTATTTTAAACACGTTTGCAAGCGGAACAACTGCGGGTCGTAAATATCCAACTACAGAAGCAGGCGCTGCATTAGCTTGGCAAGACACAGGAACAGCGGATATTCGTTTGACTGTTACTGCTTCTGCCGCAACAAATGCGGGTTTAGTTCGTTTTACAATTCTGTATCAGCAAAACAATAACCTAGCGTAATAGGAGGCTAGTATGGCAGGTCCAGTACAAGCATTTAATCATACACAAGGAAGTGCTGCGGCTGTTGTTGGTCCTGCACGTTCACGCATTCGTCAAGTTGTAATATTTGCAGACGCGGCAGGAGCGTTTACAATTAAAGATGGAAGCGGTTCAGGTGCTACGTTACTTACACAAACATTTCCAACAGGTTATCATCAAATAAACATTCCAGATGATGGAATACTTGCCACAAGTGGTGCGTATGTTAGTGCCTTTACAGGAAGTAGTAATCAACTGACGCTATTTCTGTCTTAAAGGTGCAACATGGCTCGTAAAAGAGACAAAATGCCTGCAAGAAACAAAAAGAATTTCCGCTCCACTAAATCTGGGGCGGGAATGACTAAGGCAGGTGTCGCTTCTTATAGGCGAAAAAACCCAGGATCAAAGTTAAAAACAGCGGTAACTGGCAAAGTAAAGCCTGGAAGTAAAGCTGCAAAAAGGCGTAAGTCATTTTGCGCTCGTTCCGCAGGTCAAATGAAGAAATTTCCAAAAGCAGCTAAAGATCCTAATTCACGTTTAAGACAAGCGAGAAAAAGGTGGAAGTGTTGAGCAAACAAGTCACGATAGCTCTTGCAACAGCCTTTATCATAGGTGTTGGTGGTGTTGGCTATAGTTGGGCCGATTGGGTTACAAAAACCCTTATTGCAGTAGACAAAAGAACAGAGGTTATGGCCTCTCAAATTAGCTTTATTAAAGAACATATGGAGAGAAATTATGGCAATGTCGAGGGCGCAAATGAGCGAACAAGTATCCAAGCCACCTTTAAAGAATAAAACGCCAAAAGGCTTAACTTATTATAGAAAAGGTGGAAAAGCTTCTTCTAAATCAAAAGGTAGTAAGATTTGTCCAGAGGGTAAGGCATGGGCAAAACGTACTTTTGATACCTATCCTTCAGCGTATGCAAACATGGCGGCATCTAAATACTGCAAAGACCCCAACTACGCTAAAGGTGCTAAAGGAAAGAAGAAAAAGTAATGGGTGCTCTTAAAAAATGGAGAGATCAGCAATGGGTGAGGATAGGAACCGATGGTAGTATCAAAGGTCCGTGTGGCACTTCAAAAGATAAAAAGAACCCTGATAGGTGTCTTCCAAAGAATAAAGCAAATAGTCTTTCAAAGGAAGAAAGAGCATCCACTGCCCGAAAAAAGAAAAGTGCAGGTAAAAAAGGCAAAACAGTCGTTAAAAACACCAAAGCCGCAGAAGTCAAATTTGCAAAAAAAGGCGGCGAAATCAAACAAACAAAAGCCAAAAGGCCGTTCAAAGGGAAGGCCAAAAAAGGCACAGCCGTAGCAAGAGGATGCGGTGCAATTATGAAGAATCGACGTAAGCGCACAAAAGGTGCGGTTAAACAATCCTGAAAGGAGAATTATTATGGCGATGAAAAAGAAAGGCTACCGTAGCGGTGGTAAAGTAAAAAGAATGAACAAGGGTGGTGCCGCAGGCGGCAAGAAGCCCAAGAGAATGATGAAGGGTGGAGCCGCAGGTGGCAAGAAGCCCCGAATGATGAAAAAGGGTGGCGCAACTGGCGGTAAAAAATCACTTGCTGCTGCAAAAGCAGTGCTCCCTACAGGATATAAGATAGTTAAAAAATAAATATGCCATATTTACATAGCAATAGTACCCTATTTTAAAGGCATGGGTTCGTCGTGAATATACTCATAACCATGAGGATTATCACGGCGAATTTCTACATGCTATGGTTGTTGGCGTTACATCAATGCCAAACAGGTGTCTTAGCTTTCAGGTTATCTTCACTGGTAGTGAAGCTGAAGGTGAAGAGAGGATACAGTACACGGTGGAGCAATGTGGGCTAGAATGCCCATAACCGCGTTAGTTGCCGACATTCCCTTAGATGAATGGCCTGAACCAATGGAAACCTATGATGCACAGCCTTGGGATTGTGCTTCGTATAATCATGCAGTTTATGTAATAGATCGTGCTACCCCATGCCCTTGGTTGGCAAAGGTAGATGGTCAAATGCATCCTGCAAAGTATCTTTTTACAGTTGATTACGCAGAGAGCGAGATAGCAGACGATCCTGCACAACACAAACAAAGTCACGTTTTACAACTACTGGACGCGGGAGAGTGGACAGGTAATATCGTAGCTTTACCAAATAACAGAGTAAGAGTAACGCATCCTGCATGGTTTGCTGCGGGAGAGGGTGCGCCTGACTTTAAACCTTCACAACATATACACTATTCAAAAAGTGATTTAGACTATACATTAGACGTAAATCGCATTTTTGATAATCTTTATAATGAGGAATAAAAATGGCTGTATCAGGATCAACCGACTTTGAATTAGATGTAGCTGAATACATAGAAGAAGCTTTTGAGCGTTGTGGTTTAGAAGCTCGTACAGGTTATGACCTAAAAACAGCTAAAAGATCTCTTAATCTTAATGCTTGCTGATTGGGCAAATCGTGGTCTTAATCAGTGGACTATAAAACAAAGAACTCAAACTGTTACTTCTTCAGACGGAGAGTATGATTTAGGGACAGATGTTATAGATGTTTTGTCAGTTGTTGTTCGTAGAAGCGGGACGGATTACACAATGGATAGAATTAGTCGTGATGAATATCTTGCAATTCCCACAAAAACAACTACTGGAAGGCCAACTCAATTTTTTTTAGATAGGCAGATAACTCCAAATTTAAAAATATGGCCTCTTCCAGATAATAGTACAGATGTTTTGGTCTATGATTCTTTAACCAGAATTAATGATGCCGATAACCAAGTTAATACAATGGATGTACCGTTTAGATTTTATCCATGTTTAGCCGCAGGACTAGCTTATTATATGTCTTTAAAACGTGCTCCAGACAGAATCCAACTATTAAAATCAGTATATGAAGAAGAAATGAGAAGAGCGATTGATGAGGACAGGGACCGCGCTTCTTTTCAAATTACACCTAGTTTGAGGAACTATAGAATTGTCTAAATTTGCAACAGGGAAGCATGCTTTTGGCATATCAGACCGATCTGGCTTCAGGTATCGGTTAAAAAATATGCGCAAAGAGTGGAATGGCTTACTTGTTGGCAGAGATGAATGGGAAGAAAAACACCCTCAATTACAACCACTTAGGGCTATTCCTGACCCTCAAGCAATAAAAGACCCAAGACCAGAACAGAATTTAGAAGAACAAAGAGACATACAATATGGCTATGATCCTGTTGGCTTTAGGGACATACTTGGAATTACACCTGCAAATAATCTTGTTGCGCAGGGTGGAGTTGGAACTGTTATAATAACAACGACTACATCTGTCTCAGGAGTAACGGTTAGTCCAACAGGTGTACAAGGAACAATTTCTATTAATAGTGTGACCGTAATTGATGACGCAGGAACTTTTGATAGCACTAGTGAAACATTAGATTCAACTGCACAAACATACGATGAGGGGTAAAAGATGGCAAAACAAATAGTAGGCATTGGTTCTTCTGCAAACGATGGAAACGGTGATACCCTTCGTGTAGGTGCAGATAAAATCAACGATAACTTTAATGAGATTTATGCTGCGTTAGGTAATAGTTCTAATGTTCTTACTGATATTATAGATGCCAATGGTGTTATAGATGTAAGCTCTGGTGCAAACAAAATTGTATTTTACTATGCCAATCTAAGTGATCTTCCAAGTGCCTCAACATATCATGGCGCAGTAGCCCATGTTCATGCAACTGGAGGATTGTATTTCGCGCATGGCGGGGCATGGATTCGTCTAAATGATGAGACAACTGGCCCTGTAACTAAATACACCGCAGGAACAAGCGGTTCATCTGCATATACCTTTACTGGCCCTGGAGCTACTGCGGGTAACAATCCAAACTTTACTTTCTATAAAGGGCACACCTATTTAATTGACAATACGGCTAACGTAGGAAGTCATCCTTTACAGATTAGAACATCTAACGGTGGCTCTGCTTTTACTACGGGTGTTACAGACAACTATAACTCAACAACAGGACTGACACAATTTATTGTGCCACATGAACCCAGTGATACATCCTTAGTCTATCAATGTACTAGCCATAGTGCTATGGTAGGAAATATAACAATAGTGTGACACCATGAGCTTTACATACGCACAACTTAAAACGGCTATACAAGATTATACAGAAAACAACGAAACATCGTTTGTGACCAATATTCCTTTGTTCATAAGACAATCTGAAGAAAGAATATTAAAAAACGTTCAATTAAGTATATTTAGAAAAAATGTTGCGGCGACAACTACGGCATCAAATAAATATTTAGCTTGCCCTTCTGATTTTTTAGCACCTTTTTCTTTAAGTTTATCAGGTTCAAATGGCAATAAATTTTTTATAGATTTTAAAGATCCTAGTTTTTTGCAAACTTATACGCCGAACCCTACTACAACAGGTGCTCCACGATATTATGCTCAATTTGATGTAAACAATTTTTTGTTAGGGCCGACACCAGATGCAGCCTATAATGCCGAGCTTCATTATTTTCATAGACCTGCAAGTTTAACTGTAGGAGCAGATAGCGGCACTACATGGTTAAGTATAAATGCAGAGATAGCATTATTATATGGTGCATTAACAGAAGCTTACGTTTATATGAAGGGTGAGCAAGATATGATGGCGGTTTACGATAAAAGGTTCCAAGAATCTTTAGCAGGCGTTAAAATGTTGGGAGAAGCTAAAGATACAACAGACGAATATAGAACAGGTAAAGTGATAAGGGCGAAACAATAATGTTTACGGCAAGTATGGATATTCCAAGAGATAAAGTTCTCGTGAGTGTGAATACAACGAATAACAGGGGATTTACTCCTGAAGAATTAGCAGAGCAATGTGTTAAAAAAATAATTTCTATTTCTGAAAACACTCATCCAGGGGTTAGAGATCAAGCTCATGCTTTTGCTAAAGACATTGAAAAGCTTATTGCTCATTATATGCAACAGGCTGTTCAAAGTGACCGCACAAGTGTATATAATGCACTTACGGATGCAGGTCATCCCCAACTGGCTGAACTTATAAGGAGACTTTAACATGGCCTTTTCAGGAAACGCAATGTGCACATCTTTTAAACAAGAAGTGCTTCAAGCGAAACATGATTTTACCGCATCTAGTGGTGATACTTTTAAACTAGCTTTGTACACAAACAGTGCTGCTTTTACTGCGACAACCACAGCTTATACAACTTCAAATGAAGTGAGTGCGTCTGGTTCTTATTCCGCAGGCGGCGGAACTCTTACAACTGTAACGCCAACTACTTCAGGAACTACAGCATTTTGTGATTTTGCAGACCTTACCTTTACCTCTGCAACGATTACAGCTAGAGGCGCTTTGATTTATAACACTACTACGGGGTCAGGTTCTGGCACAACAAATACAGTAGCTGTTCTAGATTTTGGTGCAGATAAAACATCCACCGCAGGTGATTTCCAAATTAGTTTTCCAACAGCAGATGCGAGTAATGCTATAATTCGCATAGCTTAAACTTTAGGAGTTGATGCGATGGCTTTAGTTGTTAAAAACAGAGTTAAGGAAACAACCTCAACTACAGGAACTGGAACCTTGACATTGGCGGGAGCCGTAACAGGGTTTCAGGCTTTTTCTTCTGCGCTATCAAATAATGATACGACTTACTATTCTTTGATTGAATCTAGCACAGGTTCTTTTGAGGTTGGAATAGGTACGTTTACGGCCTCTGGAACTACTCTTGCAAGAACTACTATTTTAGCTAGTTCTAACTCCAATAATGCTATAAATCTTACTGCGAGTAATGCAGAAGTTTTTATTACACAACCTGCTGAAAAAGCAGTTTTCTTTGATGCCTCTGGTGATGTTACTTTAATTAGAAATCCTCAGTCTGCTTTACAAGCTGCCACTAAGCAGTATGTAGACACAATTGCTGCGGCGGGTCTTCATTATCACGCCCCTGTAAGAGTTCAGACTACAGGTAATTTAAATGCAACATATAGCAATGGATCTTCTGGAGTAGGAGCAACTCTTACTAACGCAGGGACTCAAGCAGCCATCTCAATTGACGGTGTAACGTTATCCAGTGCAGATAGAGTTTTAGTGAGTGAGCAAACAAATGCTGCTCATAACGGCATTTACACAGTTACAACCGTGGGCACAGCGAGTAGTAATTTTGTTCTTACAAGAGCAACTGATGCAGATAGTTACGGACCTTCTGATCCTGATGCTTTTGGACAGGGTGACGCTTTTTTTATAAAAGAAGGTAATACAAACGCAGGTCATTTGGACGTAATGAATACGTCTGGAGCTATTACTTTTGGAACTACAAATATTGTATTTGCCGAAGTTGCGGAAACCACCGTGTATTCTGCGGGGAACGGTTTAACGTTAAGCGGCACAACGTTTGCAGCGGGTGCAGGAACAGGGGTTACTGTTAATACAAATGACATAGCCATAGGCCAAGATGTAGCCACAACAGCAAGTCCAACTTTTAATACAGTTACAGCAAGTCTAACAGGTAATGTCACAGGTAATGTCACAGGGGATGTTACAGGTAATGCCGATACTGCTACAGCTTGGGAAACCGCCAGAACTATAAGTCTTACAGGAGATGTTACAGGTTCAGCTACAGGCGTAGATGGTTCAGGTAATGTAAGTATTACGACAACCTATAATAATGATGTAGTTCTTGGTACAGATACATCTGGAAATTATATTGCGACAGGTGCTGTTAGTGGTAATGGTTTGTCTGGTTCAGCGGGTGCCGAAGGTGCTACTTTTACCGTTACGTCAAACGCTACCAACTCAAACACGGCAAGCACAATAGTTTTTCGTGATGGATCAGGTGATTTTAGCGCAGGTACTATTACAGCTAATTTAAGTGGGGTTGCTACCAATGCTACTAATGCCAACAGCGCATTAACAGCAGCTACAGTCACAACGGCTGCACAACCTAACATCACAAGCCTTGGTACACTAACGACTCTTACTGTAGATGACATCACAATAAACGGCTCAACCATATCTGATGGTGGTGACTTTACCTTAGACGTTGGTGGAGTCATATCATTAGATGCTAATGGTGGAAATATTAGATTTAAAAATAATGGCACACAATTTGGAACTATATATCAATCTAGCAGTCATCTTGTTTTTCAGTCAGATACTTCTGATGGTGACATTATACTTCAAGGCAAGGATGGTAGTTCATATGTAAATGCCCTCACCCTTGATATGTCAGATGCAGGTACTGCTACTTTTAACCATGACATAAAATTAGGTGACACTAGTAAAGCCTTATTTGGAGCAGGGTCTGATGTAGAAATTTTCAGTGATGGTACAAATGGAGTTGTAAGACAGGCTAATAATAGTGGTAATTTGTACATTCAAGCAGATGGCTATGTTTCTCTTGGTGAGGTTGGAAACATCAACCCTATGCTAAGAGCGCATAAAGATGGTGCTGTTGATTTATATTATGATTACTCTTCTCATAACACTGCCAAACTTTCTACAACAGCCACAGGTGTAAGCATCAACGGTGACAATTACATTTCTATGCAAGAAAACCATTTCATCAATCGTAGATTTGAGATGGATGCAGCGGATAATGCAAGTCCTGTTTATATTTTGCTCTGTCTTAATGCAGGAAGCAATGACGTTAACGGTACAATTACAATGGACCGAACAAGCGCCCTCAAACACGCTTGTAGTTGGAATATGATTGTAAGTTCAGGCAGTTCAACTGCACCTATTGGAAGTCTTATGGGGCATGGTGTTGCACATGCAGGTCAACCGTCAGCAAGGTTAGTTACACTTACTTATAGTTCTGTAAGTTACGTTGCATTAGAGATTACAAACCCTGACGCTTACCACGAAACAACTGGCGCATATTTTAATGGTCGTATTGTAAACTCTGGGTCAAACACCCTCACGCCTAAAATTGCTTCTGCCGTGACTAGTGTTTCAGCTTTAGCTCAAGGTAATAGCAAAGCTGTAATTGGAAATACATTAAGCGTTGGTGACATCACAATAAGTGGATCAACTATCTCTGATGCTGGCGATCTGACTTTTGATGTTGGTGGTGATATTATTCTTGATGCCGACGGTAGTTATATTTATTTTAAAGATGGTGGCACTCAGTTTGGTAAGATTGCAAATGGTGGAAGCAATGTTGAACTTCACTCAAATGCACATTTGTCTTTGCGCCCTAATAATGGAACGTCAGCTACATCCAACACAGTATGGAATCAAGGCAATGTTGTACCTTGGGCAAATGATTATTTTACTCTTGGGAATTCGTCATATGGGTGGCAAAATCTTTGGCTTAGTAGTGGAATATACCATCAAGGGGATGATGACACTTACTTACAGTTCGATGCTGCTAACAGCTTCCGCATTGTCACGGGGAATAGTCAAAGAGTAAAAGTAGACAGTAGTGGCGTTCAATTAGGTGACAATGGCAACGGCTACTTCCAACCTGTTTCTGGTGACTATGGCTCTATTCAAATTGATGGTGGGGCGCATACTGGATACGAAGGTTACAGCATTGGTGGTCGTATTGTGTTTATGCATGACAACTCAACCACAAGTTATCTTTTTAATGATGTTGAAAACGAAGCTTTCATTAAAATGACTAATAATGGAGCAGTAGATCTTTATTATAATGGTGCGATTACTTTCTCAACAGTAAGTGGAGGAGCCGCAGCCGCAGGTACACTAACCGCTACAGGCGACATCACTGCCTACTATTCAGATGAACGATTAAAGGACTTTGAAGGCAAGATTGACGGTGCTTTAGATAAGGTTAGCAAACTCAACGGTTATTATTTCCGCGAAAACGACAAGGCTAAAGAATTAGGGTACGATAACGATGCCCTACAAGTTGGTGTATCTGCTCAAGAAGTTGAAGCGGTAATGCCAGAGGTAGTAAAACCTGCGCCAGTTGATCCTGAATATAAAACAATACAGTATGAAAAACTTGTTCCGTTGCTCATTGAAGCAATTAAAGAATTAAAAGAAGAAGTACGCCAACTCAAGGAGGATAAGGCATGACGCTGCAATCCTCTGGTGCAATTTCTTTTAGTCAGCTTCAAACAGAACTTTTAGGGTCTAATCCGATTACTTTAAGTGAATATTATGATGCTGTAGATGATTTGCCTGCTAGTGGTGCAATTTCAATGTCTGATTTCTACGGAAAACAACGTAAGGGTAAGCTTCATGCTATTGGTCTTTGGAAAAGCAGTTTACAAACCAGTAAATCAACAGGCGTAAGTTCTCTTTCATATGTAGGCACTGCTGATTATAGATGGAATTACAGCACTGCTCTAAGTACAGGATCTAACCCTTGCTTGCATCAAGGCACAGATAATAGGCAGTCTGGTTACGGTTACGGAACTTCTGCGTTGTACTTCTACAAGTATGGCTATGAACAAAATACTAGCTCTACCAGATGCAAGCACAGGTACAATGCTTACAGATCGGGAAGAGATTGGTCAATTAATCACATGTCCATGATTTCATGGGCGCATTATGATTAGGTTGTAATATGTCAGAAAACCCTGTTGCCACCTGTGCTGCCGATGGAACAACGATATATGGATCGCACGGTGTATCAAGCGTATCCTATTCATCTACAGGGCATTATATTTTTAACTTTGACAGTACGACTCAGGGTTATCGCACAACATCTTGGGATGCCTGTAATATCTCGTCAGCACAAACTCCTTATACAAGCAACACTTATAGCTATCGTATGCTTCAGAGATACAATTACCATCACACAAGCAATCAAACGCGGGTAAGTATTTACACGACTAATGTATATTACAATAGCTATTTTTATGGGTTATTGCGTAATCCAGGTTATCATACACTTATTTCTACTTCTGGAGGGACACAAGACGTAGATGAGTGCGATGTTGTAGGCGCAGTAAGGTTTAGCACAAACGCTAGTATTAGTCAGTGGGAAACAGGAACTTCAAGCGTATCAGATCAAGGTACAGGAATTCTTAGAGTTAATTGGACTACTGCATTTCAAGGTAACTTTACCGATTATCGTGCAGCAGCTATAATGTTTCAATCATATATCTCTGGAGGTTATAATGCAATTGATATGGTTTATCAGCGTGGCGCAAGTTATATAGATATACAAAGTGTAGACAGTTATGGGAATAGGCGTAACCAAGCAAACTGTTCACTTTTAGCTTTTAAGACATAAGGAAATAACATGGCAAATTCTGATTATAGAATTTTATATAAATCGGTAGAAGAAGTATTAATTATTGTATCCCCTGCGGATAATTGTGGATTAACCGTTCAAGAAATTGCAGACAAAGATGTTCCTACAGGACATCCTTACAAAATAGTTTTAACATCTGAATTAAATCTTGATGATGACGATGATTATCGCAATTCATGGACATGTGATGATTCTATTCTTACAGATGGTGTAGGAGGAGAAAATGGAATAGATGCGGATGCAGGGTATTTGGTGCCTTTACGAAACGAAGACGGTTCTGAAAAAACAAAAGAAGAATTAGATAAAGAATTAATAAATTTATTGTACGGAGTTGCCCCTAAATGATACAGTATAATTTAGATAGAGCTAAAGAGCTAAAGCGTCAATTCATTCGAGTTGAAAGGTTTGAAAAACTTCAATCATTGGACATTGAGTTTATGAAAGCTTTAGAAGTAAACGATACCGATAAAATTGCGGATATTGCTGCAAAAAAAACAAGATTAAGAGATGCTCCCGCAGATTCATCAATTGATTCTGCATCTAGTATAGAGGAGGTAAAAGCGGTGCGTCCTTCAGTTTTAGATGAAGTTTAATTAAAAAAGGAATAATAAATGTTCGGTTCCGCTACTTTTGCCCAATCTGCATTTGCTGATCAAGGTAGAACCGATGTTGCCGTAAGCGTTACAGGGGTATCTGCAACGGGGCAGATGGGTGATGCCACAGGTAAAAATATTCTTATTGTTGGAGTAACTTCTCCTGCTCTTACTGGCAACATAGGTGATTCGAGCGTTGCCGCTAATTCTACTTTAAGCGTTACAGGCGTAGCTGCTACGACACAGCTTGGTTCTGGATTTAGTGTAGTGGCTAGTGCGAATGTTTCACCTGATGGGGTGTCTGCCACTGGATCTATTGGTGATGTAACTGTTTCTGGTGATGCGATTATAGACATCACTGGTTTAGAAATGGTCAATTCAGTCGGTGATGCAACTGCCGTTGGAAATGCGATTGTATCACCTGATGGAGTTTCTGCCACTGGTGCTATTGATGATGTAACTGTAGTAGGGGATGCCGTTTTTTCACTTGATGGCGTATCTGCTACTGGAGCTATTGATGATGTCACCGTAACTGGTGATGCTTTGGCTTCTCCTGATGGAGTTACAGGAACATTAGGGCTTGGCACAGTAACTATAAAAATAAATACAACTGCGAATGTTACTGGTGTTGAGGCAACGGGCGCGGTAAATGATGTAACAGTTACAGGGAAAGCGGTAGTTTTCCCTACAGGTATTGCTGCGACAGGCGCAATAGGTCAAGTTATTGTTTGGGGTAGAGTAATCCCTGATCCAAATACTGAATATACTACAATTGCTCCAGACGCAGAAACAAGCTATAGTGAGATACAACCAAGTCCAGGCACAGGATGGACAGAAATTGCAGCATAGAGGTGATATAAATGCCTAGTTCATATACAACCAATGGTGGCATAGAAAAAATAGCTACTGGAGAACAATCTGGTACTTGGGGTACAACCACCAATACAAATTTTGATATAATAGATAGGCTCAACAGCGGTGTTGGGACGATAGATCTTTCTAGTTCAGGTGCGGCCCATACTCTTACTACGTCAGATGGAACGCTTTCTGATGGCATGTATAAAGTTCTTATTTTAAGCGGAGCCACTCAAGCTTGTACCATTACAATTGCACCTAATGATGCACAGAAATTTTATTTTGTTGACAATAACAGCGGTCAAGATTGTACTTTTTCTCAAGGATCTGGTTCAAACGTCACTGTTACAAACGGCGAAACTGGAATAATATATGCGAATGGCGCAGGCTCTGGTGCAGCGGTTGTATCCATAGGTGTTTCGGTTCTCGCTGATTTAGGCGTTACGGCAAGTACTACAGAAGTAAATTACAATGATATTACTACATTAGGAACATCACAAGCTAGTAAAACAGTTACCGCAGATGCGAACGGTGATGTTACTCTTTCAGAAGAACTAAAAGCAAAAAGTTATAACGAAACGTATGCAACTGTAAGCTCATCAAGTGGAACGCTTACAATTGATTGCGAAGCAGCAAATGTTTTTCAAGTTACTCTGTCTGAAAACGTTACTACACTTACCGTTTCAAACCCTCCCGCTTCAGGAACAGCCTACGGTTTTACATTACGAGTGATTCAAGACTCCTCTACAAGAACAATTACATGGCCTGCTAGTTTTAAATTTTCAGGCGGCACAGAACCTACGGTTTCAACAGGTAGTGGTGATATTGATATTTATGCGTTTTTTACTACTGATGGTGGTAGTACATGGTACTCCTTCACCGCAGGACAGGATATGAGTTAATGAGTTTTA